CTTTTAAATCTTGATCATCGGCATTATCAATCTCATAACTATACTCTGAATTTCTTTCAACTTCCTCATGATAATCTTCGAAAGTTAAATTAGTTATTTTTTCGTGAGAACTTTTTTTACTCCAATCTTTATAAAAATTTCTTACTATTGTTTGACAATAACTAAATGCCTTAACTTTCATTCCTGCCTTATTCAATGTATTTTCTTTAAAACCAATCATTTTTTCTATTAAGTGGGATAGTGCATTTAACTCAACTTCCAACATATCATAATTTCCAATATTTATTGGATAACGTCTTAATATGGATTCAGTCATTATTTTAAATGGATTACTTAAAATCTCATTATATAATCTATGACGTAATTCAGTTGAATCCGTTTTAATATAATCTATTAAAGCTTGTTCTTCACGATTTCCAAAATAAGGTTCCTTTCCTTCACCTTTTTTTCTTTTTCCCATAAACAGAAATGCATCATTAAGTAAGGTTATGCAACAGATTCTGTAGATACTTCTGGTACTGGCTCTATAAGCGAAGATTGGTCTATATATCTATCATTAATAAAATGTGACTCTCTTTTTGCAACTTCAAACCAGAATTTTCTTTCTTTCATGGGCATCGTTACACCAAAATTTGAAAATAAACTACCTAAACGATTAATAGTATGTTTGTATCCAAATTTTGCAATAGAATATACTTTATTTCCATTTTCTAAAAATCTTAAAATAAATTCATATGTGAATGACAATTTAATGTTTGCTTTAAGACCACCAACACCGTCAAAATCAGATTTTTTTATAACAGCACCGCCTAAAGTATAAAATGAATAATCATTTAACGATCTAGTATTTAAAAATCCTAATACACCATTTTCACCAACATATCCCTTTGACCAAATTGTTTGATTTACTATTTGTACAAGACTACCTGTTTTATCATCCACTTCAACAGTGAAAGGTAAAAACATTGAAACATCTGGAAATACTTTAAAGTGTTTCAAAACATTCGTAAAATAGATTGTGCTATACTCATCATCATATTCAAGAATTGAAAAATAATCTGTGGTCGTATTTTTTACCCCCAAATTAATTTGAGAACAGAAATCTGTTTTTCCTTCATTTTTAACTGTATTAATTTGAAGTACAGGATCGGTTGGTTCAACAGGTTCTGTAAACTCTTTTATAAAATCTAATAAACCATTCTGTTCAGCAAAATGAGTATAAACTAATATAATTGAAGGAAGTGTCGTTAGACCTTTTTGCGATTTTATTGAAGTGAACGCTTTTTTTAAATAGCCACCAACTACATCACCAAATTCGTGTACTGGAAGTATTATTGTAATATTTGTCATTGTATTAAAATTTATTAATTAAGTAATTGCTCTGTCATTGATTCCGCTTGTTCTGTTGGTTTTATAGAACCATCTACCTCAGAATTTTCATTCAAACTTTCTAATGTTTTTTCAAACAATTCCAATCTTTCTGTAAATATTTTATTATAGATAGTTGTCAATTGTTCTTTAGCCATAGTTGAAGTGTAATTAGAAGAAATAGAATCCATAGTATCAAAAAGTTCTTGAGGAATCTCATCATCTAAAAATTTTCTAAGTGTATCGGCAAGCAATGCTGGTAGTGCATATAAATCCGAAGACCAAACACCAGAATTTTGAATATAATTATCATCTTTAATGATATACTCAGGTGTAATATCTGGTTTCAAACAAATTGGAATAGTACCAACTCTCATACACTCCAAAGGAAATTGTGCGTGTGATGCTAGTCTATCAATCCATATAGCTGCAAAGTTTTTATCGAGCTTATCGGCAAAATCTCTTCTTCTTAAAAATTTAGGTGGTTTTGAATCCGTTTGCATAGGTTCAAAAGTTATCCATCTAAATTGTGGGAATTTTTGATAAAATAATTTAATTACTTTCTCAAGATCACCTTCGTTTCTAACAAAAACAGATACTACAGGTCTTTTAACTTCTACTCTTTTTTGAAAATAATCAGGTACTGGAACATGATATGATTGAACATCAAATCTTGCTGAAACAAAGAATTCTTTAACAAATAACTCAAGTAATTTACTTGTAGTGATAACTTGAGTGATACCAAAAGAACTCCAATCAATCCCCGGCAATAATGCTCTCAATGCATTATCTATTGATTGCAATAACACCACTCTAAGGCATGGAAGGGTTTTAGTTTGCTCCATAACATTTGTGAAAATTTCTGGAATAACAATTAAGTCTTCTGGTGATACTGTTAATTTTGCATTTTCCATTGGTATATGCTCGAAATTAACCAGTTCTGGCTCGATAAATTCAGGAATTGTGGATTTCTCTGTTTCAATCAATATCTTAACGTCATATCCTAATGATTTAAGAATCGTTGCGTGTGAATATATTTCATATACAGCACCGGAAGGAACCGCACCTAGATCAGGAACAAAAAACATAATCTTATTTGTTTTTTGTTTTAAATTTTGAATTGAAACTTTAAGCTTATCGCCATTTGATGTTTCTGTCATTATTTGTTCTTGTGTCATACTATTTAAAATTTTTTATTATTGTTATTTAATCATTTCTTTAAAAGTCTCATTTTCGACTAAATCAATGAAATTCATAGTCTTTAGATCACCTTCTAAAGTTTCGTTGTGTGGTCTATTTAAAACAACGACTTTACGATTTAAATCATAATATGGTTTTGATTTTATAATTTTAGGGTCTGTTGTTATCACAATATCAGCGATTTTCCAAATTTCTTCTGGAGTTTCAGGAAAATAAAACTTTCTAATAATAGGACGAAGTTTAGAAATGAAAAATAGTGTTGGAGATATACTTTCGTTTTTCTCACAAGAAAAAAGCAATATATCAATGTCTTTTTCGAAAGCTAATTTGAATTTTCTTAGATCAAGATCAAGACCTCTATATAGCACAGGTGCACTACTAAAAATTTCAACTAAAAAATCTTGATATAAAAATTTATTAAATGCTTCATCTGCAGTCATTTTTTCGTCTTTCTTTCTAAAAGCCAAATGATCTACAGGGGCAACTCCAGTTTCTTTATCTATGATATATTCTGTTGGAGATATATCATCAGGTAAATCATCGTTGAGATAATTGACTGTTTCAATGCTTTCATTGAATTGATAGTGATTGCGTAAATCGTATGTATCAAAAGGAGTCTTAATTCCTTCTTCGGTAAATTCCTGTGCATAAAATCTATCAAATTGCAACCATTTGCTTCTAATTACTTCATCAAGATCAATTGCCAAAACTTTTTTTGTCATTTTATTTAAGGGTTTATTTTCTTATTATTTGATATTGGTACTATAATAACTTTCTTATCTATTGTAGTCATTAATACGTCAACTATTTCGTTTACTCCAGCTTTTAAATAGATTGGATCAAAATATACATCAAAATTTTTATCATGTTCTTTTTGCAAATGATTTATAAAATCATCCAATTTCATTGTTGAGTATTCTGGAATCGCAAAATTTTCAGATTCTTGAAATTCACTATAATCATCAATATGAGGTACTATAGTAAAGTTCAATTCAACATCACAATCAACCAATTTTGCAATTTTCTGTAGATATTTATCAATCTTACTAGATATTGCAGGATCAGATATTTTTTTGTTTACCTCTTCATACCTTCTTTTATAATCGTTATCATCAACCATTACTTTTATAAGATTTAAACTTTTCTTCAATTATTTTAATAATTGGATTTCTACAATTAACATCATTAATATCCATTTCAACACATCCCATATCTGGAACGTCTTTAAATATTTCTAAAACAACATCCAATGAACTATCTTTCTTATTTTTTAAATCAATTTGATGAGCATCACCCAAACAAATAATCTTACAATCTTCTCCAATACGAGTTAATAATGTTCTAGCATTATCAATTGATACGTTTTGTATCTCATCTAAAATAACAATGCAATTATCTAAGTTTGTTCCTCTGATATATGCAAGAGGTAAAAACTTTATAATGCTACTCTCGAATAATGCAGCAACATTCGTATTATGAAATAATTTGTTTGCATTATTTTTAAAACTTTCCATGAAAGGATCAATCTTTTCCCTTAAATCACCCTTCAAAAATCCTACTTCCTCACCTTTTAGCGTTGTTACTGATTTAACTAAATAAATCTTTTGGTAACTATTTTCTCTATCTTTTAATAAAGCTAAAGCCATAAAAATGGAACATATTGTCTTTCCTGAACCAGCAACACCATTACAAATGGTTATTTGATTCTCTTTAATTGACTTTATAAGTCGTATTTGACTATCATTTTTAGCTTTTAATACTACCTTCTCACTAATAATACTACTAATTCTATCCTTTTCTCTTTCATTAATATCGTTTTTTGAAACTTCATTAATTTCAATTTTTTTCTTGCTTTTGATTTTACTCATTAAATTTCATCTATGTTAAAATTAAAATATATTCCCTATTACCTTATACAAGAATCTATGACAAATCTTGAATTTTTCTTCAATTTATTTTCGTAACTGTATTTATTTATAAATCTTAATAAAAAATTATAACTATGGGAGCACAAAAACCAAAAAAAGAGATCATTGATCCAGTAGAACAAAAAGCATTGAAAGATGCAATGAATAGATTCTACGAAAATAGAAATGGTAATGACAATGATAATACTATAAATCGTGGTATTAATCGTGAAGGAACACCACCTATAACAACAACAATACCACCAGAACATATAGAATCTAAACAAGTAACCCCTCAAACAGTTAATATGAGTGGTTTTCAAACTTCACAAGATTTCGAAAAAACAGCATATGCTCAACAAGCTAATGTTGACCCTAATCTCACTGTAGGTTATGAAATTATACCCTTTCCCTCAAAAGGATTATATTACCCTCATAAAATATCAGAGGTTACTGTTGAATATATGACTTCTAAAGATGAAGATATTCTTTCAACATCCTCTCTTATTGAGAATGGAACAGTACTGGACATTCTTATTAAAAATAAACTTAAAACCCCTAATATTAATACCGATGAATTATTGGTTGGTGATAGAAACGCTATATTACTCTTCTTAAGAGCATCTTCTTATGGAGAAGAATATGAGGTTAGAGTTTCTGATCCAAGAACAGGTAATGCATTTAGTGATAAGGTGGATTTAACCAAATTAAAAGCTAAAGATATTAAAATCACTCCTGATGATAGAGGTGAATTCTCTTTTCAACTCCCAGTTAGAAAACTCTTTGTTAAATTTAAAATACTTAATTACAAGGAAATCAATCATGTTCTTAAAACTGCAGAAGCAAAACAAGAAGCATATGCTACATCATATAGTGAATTTGGGTCATTAAAATTAAAAGCAGAAGTTGTTGAAGTTGGTGGAAATCGTAATAAAGACTATATCGTCCAATTTATTGATGCATTACCAGCTAAAGATACTTCACTATTAAAACAGAAAATTGCCGAAGTTACTCCTGACGTTGATATGAATTATGAATTTACTGCCAATGATGGATATAAATTTAAGGCCAAAATTTCAGTGGGCATAGATTTTTTTTTCCCCTTCATTTAGCGGATAGATACAAAAGAATGATCACCGATGAGGTGTATTATTTGAGTAGACACGGACAAATTGGCTCGATAAATGAAGTAGCATTAATGCCAACGTGGAAAAGAAGATATTATTTATATAAACTGAATGATGAATTTGAAAAGCAAAAAGAACAAATAGATAAAGCAAACCGTAAAAACAGTGCTGGATCAGGGTTCAGTAAAAAAAGAAGATAACCACCATGTGTGGTTATTTTTTTTAATGTATTTATTAAAAACCGTTTAAATGGCTAAAAAACCCACAACAAACAATAAAATTAACGATAGAAATACTGACATTTCTCTTAAAGCTTTAAAAGAAAAGCTTATTATACTAAAAGAGATTAATGATGCTATGGGTTATGAGAGTTCATTAAGTAAAACGACCTCAGATATTGAATTACAGAAACTTATTAGTGCTAAACAGTTATTTGACTTAGAACAAAAATTAAATAAAGAAGCATCAAATAAATCACATAGAAGTAAGAAAGAGTTAGCAGTAATAAAAAATCAAATCAAACAACAAATAATTCAAGCCAGACTTCTAGATAGAGAATTAAATAAACAACTTACAACACTTACTAATCAACAGAAGGTAATTAATAATATTAAAACATCTGTAGCACAATTTGCCAACAAAAATTTTGGATTTGGTGCTGTATGGACATATTTAATGGAATCAGATAAAGCCGTTAAGACTCTTAACTTATCGTTAGGACTTTCAGGTAGTAAAGCTGATGAAATGAGCACAAATATTAAAGGGGCTTCAACATATGCTCAAAGATTAGGTGTTTCCATTGCTGATTTAGCTAAAATGCAAACGGAGTATTCTAATGAAACACAAAAAACTGTTGCACTTACACAAAAAGAATTCGAACTGGTAACAAATATAGCAAAAGGAACTGCTCTTGGTGTTGACAGTGCTGGTAAACTTGTGGGTCAATTTGATTTACTAGGTGTTAGTGTTAAAACAACAGAAGGTTTTGTTCAAGGTGTTGTTGATACATCTGAACGTATGGGAATCAATGCAACTAAAGTATTAAAAAATTTGAGTCAAAATTTTAAACGACTTAATACATTTTCATTTAAGGATGGTATTAAAGGTATGGCTAAAATGTCTGAATATTCTGAAAAGTTTAAACTTGACATAAACGATTCTATCAATAGTGCTAAGATGGCAAAGAGCCTTGAAGGTGCTATTGAAATGGCTGCACAACTTAATGTTCTTGGAGGTGAATTTTCAAAAACTGATCCATTTGAATTACTATTTCTATCAAGAAATGATCCTGCAGAATATACTAAAAAGATAGCCCAAATGACTAAAGGTATGGCTTCTTTAAAAAAAACAGAAGATGGTTTTGAATTTGATATAACTGCTCAAGATCAGGATAGATTAAGACTTGCTGCAGATGCTCTAGGCGTATCCTATGAAAATTTGGCTGAATCAGCACGTAGGGTTGCACAAGAACAAAAAAAGAAACAAGCAACTCTCGGTCTTAATTTAACTAAAGACGAAAAAGAATATATTGAAGGTATTACAAAATTTGATACAAAGACAGGTAAATTTTTTGCAATGGTTAATGGTGCTCAAAAAGATATTTCTAAATTATCTACAAGTGATATTGAATTACTTAAACAAGAAAGTATTACTTTAGAAAAAAGAGCCGTTGAGTCACAAACATTCGAGGATGTTATGAAAAATACAATGCTTGAAATGAAATCAGCATTACTTCCAGTACTGGATGCAATCAACTGGGCTTTAGGTGGTATAAATGATCTTAAAGATTGGATAAAAAGTTTGATTGGTGATAAAGGTATGAAATGGACTGCAGGATTAGCCATTGGTGGATTTGCACTATTTAAAGCATTTAAATTAGCTCAAAAAATTCCGGGAATTGGTGGATTGTTTGGTGGTGCAGGTAAAACAGCACCAACAACTGCCCCTACTGCAGGTGGTATTGGTGGTGGTGCAGGTAAGGGAATTGCCAGTGCTGGTGCAGCAAAATCTATTGCTGCAGTTGGTGTGGCTGCAGTTGGTATTGGTGCTGGTGTTGGATTAGCTGCATTAGGAATTTCAAAATTAGCAGAAGCATTCAAGGGTCTTGACGTAAAACAAATTGATGGAATTAATAGCGCATTAAAAACTCTTGGAGTTATAATGATTGGAACTCTTGCTGTGGGATTAATTGCAATAGGTATTGCAGGTGCTGCAGCATCAGAAGGATTATTAGTTATTGGTGTCGCTGCATTAGCAATAGGTGCTGGTATTGGTATCGCTGCTGCTGGTATTGGTTACATGGCAAAAGGATTATCTGAATTAACACAAAATGCTGATGGTACAGAGTTATTAGGTATTGCTGGCGGTATTGCTGCAATAGGTGCTGCAACATTTGCATTAGCTGGTGGTGGAATTATAGGTGCTATCGGTGGTGCAGGTGCTTTAGGCATGATCTTAGCCATAGCATCTCAAGGTGATAATTTAATGAAAGTAGGTGAAGCATTCAAAAACATTGGTGTTGTCATGAATGGTAGTGCTGATCAATTTGAAAGAGTTGAAAAAGCAATTACAAATATTGCTAATGCTAAATTAGATTCAAATAGTATTTTTGGTGAATTAAAACAATTATTATCAAAACCTCTTCAAGTGGTATTTGCTGATAAGTCTGTCGCAATTAAGTCTGACATCACTTTAGAGATAAATCGTGAAAGATTAGTTAAATTGCTTGATATTGGTAAAGAAGCTGTTATTCAAACAGTTAGACATCAACAAGGATCATCTTCTGCAGGTGTATTGTAATATATTTAAATGAGTTACAATAATACTCGTTATATTCTTAATTAGTTATAATATTCTTAATTAAGAATGCTATACAACACACAATCAACTTGTTAACATTATTAAATAAATATAATAATAATAGTTTACTTATTTGGAATAATACAATTTTAATGAAAAATTAACTTAGGAAATGTGCATAGGAGGACTCCCCTAAACACTACATATTTGCAGTATAAAGAAGAGTCCATCACATGATAACTAACTTGAGGTATCTGTGGATTAATGTGATATTAGGTATCCATTAACCAATCATAGTACATCAGGAATATCCTAATTCCTTTTACGACCCTTTATGACTTAGGAGTGGGTTGACAGCTTTCGTTACCCAAATAGTAACTGTCTTAAGTTCTTTAAATCTAACGCTATTTGGTGTTTACCCAACCATTAGATTGCGCAATAATAATACAAAAAATCGTAAAACCAAATATTATCAAGAAAATATTATGAAGTATTTATATCCAAAGAATACAACCTAATGGCTGGAATCAAAGATAACGTTCAATTTCAACAGTTAAGAGAAAACTTAGAGTCTAGAAATTTATATACGCCTAACAACCCGTATGAGATTAATAACCCTAAAGTTATTCAAGCTATTAATTCGATTTCAAAAATCATAAATCCTACAAAATCATTTGATCTTACAAATACAGTACTGGGTAGACTTGTAGGGCCAAACACACCAATAGCTCAAATTGGCATTCAGCAATTAGGTAAACAATTTGCTCAACGTGTAACACAAAATGCATTAACGGCTGGATTACCTTCATTGAACTTCAATAATCTTTTTGATGGTAATCCAAATACAAAGTTATTTACTAAAAGAGTTGATTATAGAATTACTCGTGATGAAACTAATACAACTGTTCAAAATATCGTTGATAGAATTTCAGGTACACAAAGAATTACGATCCCATATTCACTAACACCACCTGTGCCAACTAATTTATATTCAGAAGGATCATTAAATAATATTACAGATAATAACACGTTGATTAGAAATACAGGAAAGGGAGTATTGCATTTCGTATACGATTCAATAAATAGAAACACATATAAACCAAGTAATTCTTCGTTTATAGGAACGACAAATGATCAGGGTTATTCGATAATACCTGCTGGCCCGGAATGGTATAATAGATTATTTTTTCCTACGATATATACACCAGAGTTTCCAGATTCAGATTTAGCTAATCGTGATATTCTTGGTAACCTTACTGCATTAAAAATTAAAGACTTAAAATCAATAGAAGGTCAAGATAATTTGGCTTATGGGGCGAAGATTGATAGTTTTGGTAAATCATTAAAAGAATCTAATGCTTCTGCACAAAATTTACCTAATGAAAATAAGGCACTTGATTTTGAATTTGTGAATGATGCTTATGGTTTTGGAAATTCAAATCCAGAGAATCAAATTATTTGGGGTAGAGATGGTTTATCAAGTATGGCTAGTAAGTTTGGAACCAGAACTGGTATGTTAGCATATACAAGAGCATTATTAACTGCGAGAGGTTCTAATTCATCAATAGATCAAACAAAAACTAAGTGGTATGATAAAAATGGTCAACCAATATATAATGGTTCACCGTTAACAAGAGATAATGATGGGGTCGTTAGAACAGAGAGACAACATAGTATTCTTGATCCATATAATAATTATAAAAAAGCAATACGATTTAAAGGAAATTATCAATATGATGCTCCGTCAGAATCTGTGATTAGTAGATATGTAATACCTAGAATGCATCCATTATTAAATAAAAATACCAACAGCATAAATAATAAAAACATGATGTTCAGTATTGAAAATTTAGCTTATGCGTTAAATAGTTCTGGACATCTTGGAGATATTAGTGGTACTAAAGTACCTAAATCAGAAGTTGGTGCAAATTTAGGTAGAGTCATGTGGTTTCCACCTTATGGAATTCAATTTAGTGAAAGTTCATTAGCAAAATATGACTCTACAGTAATTATAGGTAGAGGTGAACCAATATATACTTATAGTAATTCGGAACGTATTGCAAGATTAAGTTTTAAATTAATTATTGATTATCCACCACAAATTAAAGGACAGGATCATGCTTCAATAGCAAAGTTTTTTGCTTTTGGTGGTAATTTGAAAGATTCTGATTTGGCTAATATTGATATTACAGCAAAAAAAGCTGAGAACATAATGTTAGAAGATCAATTAAATGAATTGCAACCAACGGTAAAAAAAGAAACACAAGAAGTAAAGTCGGGTGATTATTGTAAATTTTATTTTCATAATGATGGTGATAGTGTTGATGGAGATATTGCTGCTGGATATGAGATGAAATCAGGAGATGTTCAAGGTATTGATGGATTACATGATTTTGGTTTGAATTCAGGGTTTATAGCTGACTCAACAAATTTTGTTGCAAACATATTGAATGAAGTAAATCCTGAAAATTATAAATTAATAAAATTAACAGTATTCGGTTCTGCAAGTAAATTATATAAAGACAAAACTAAAGAATACGTTTATAACTACGATCTTTCAAATAGACGTAATCAATCTTTATTGTCGTATATTAATACATTATTTTATGATTTACATGGTAAGACATTAAGTCAAGTTGGAATAGATGTTACGTCTAATCCTCTTAGTTCGGTTAATGGATCGGAGAAAGGTGCGACATCTCAATTCATGAATGAAAGAGATATTAAACCTGAAAGAAATTCGTATATACACTACGAAAGAAGCCCAAGTAATGTAGTTGATCCAATTACTTTAACTACAGAAGAAAAGAAAAGAAGATCAGATATATTAGATCAAATAGATAATAATAAAAAATTGATTAGTGCTGCTGAAAATTTTGAACAAAAAGAAAGTTTATTTGTTTTGAGAAGTATTAAAGATAAAGAGAATACTGGTTTTGAGTCTGCTGAAAGAAGAACATTATCTCCAGTATTTCATTCTCAAACACCAGAAGATTTTCATAGAAGACTCACATTTTTACAACAATGTACAAGACAAGGTAATTCAACAGTGTTAGAACAAACAACGCAAGATGGTATTCCTGCTGCTAGAAATTCTGTATTTGGTAGACCGCCAGTTTGTATATTGAGATTAGGAGATTTTTTCCATACTAAAGTTATAATTGATAGTATTGATTTTGATTATGCAGACTCTCCTTGGGATATGAATCCAGAAGGAATGGGTATGCAATTCATGATTGCAGATATAAGTATATCAATGCGTATTATAGGTGGTCAATCATTGAAAGGTGCTATAGATGTATTACAAAATGCGGAATCTTTCAATTATTATGCAAATTCAACTTATTATCCTGTTGGAGTATATGCAACGGCAAGAATGGCTGAAAGTGCACAATATCCTGATAGAGCAACGACAGATAGTCAGGTTAAGACCAGAACAAAAAATAATGGAAATATAGTCCCAACTAAACCCATTTAATTATGCCAAAACGTGATTTCGATAGATATGAGATATTAACAAATAATGATGGTAGCATTGATATGCCTCCTTTTGTTGAAATTCCGGTTAGTTCTGCAGATAAATATGAAGAATGGAAAGATGGTTTTACAAGAATGGATTTATTATCTGAAAAATTTTATAATAATCCATTTTTTGATTTTTTTATTATGTATGCTAATCCTCAATTTATATCAGAGTTTGATATTCCAGATGGAACTATAATTCGCATTCCATTCCCATTAGATCGTGCTAAATTAATCTTTGAAAATACTTTGTCAAATATTAAGGAATCTTAGTTTTTTTCCTTATGTTTGCCAAGTATGAATAAAGTAATATCGGTGATATTTAGTAGTCACCTTTCGGAAAATGAAAACATTGATTTTATAAATCATGTAACAGAGACAGCAGGTGATGTTGATCTTTATGTGCATTGCATAGTTAATAAACGACAATATTCCCTTACAGAAGCATATAATATGGGATGGAAAACCATAGATGAAATGGGTAGGGGCGATGGTATTATTGTTTTTTGTCATAATGATATGGTTTATCGAACCAAGAATTGGGGAAAGATTCTTTTACTTTTGTTTCGTGTAAACAAATATTCTATTATTGGAATTGCTGGAACTAAAGAATTAAATGCTCATGGATGTTGGTGGTTAACGGCTGAGGGTAAGGAAATGAATTTTAAAAAAATGATTGGTCGAGTATGGCACACTGATGGAACTAAAGAATGGGAAAGTGTTTATAAAAGTATTGGTGGTGTTGAAGAAGTTGTCGTTATAGATGGGTTATTCATGGCTGTTGATGGAAGCATTAAACCAGAGAGATTTGATGAAGACTTTAAAGGTTTTCATTATTACGATTTAAGCTTTGCCTTTAACAACTATCTTGAAGGACATAATATTGGTGTTACTGATAGAATCAGTGTGATGCATAGATCAGTAGGACGAACCAATGAGGAATGGGAAAATAATAGAATGCAGTTTGCAAATAAATTTAAAGATGAATTACCAGCACACCTATGATAGAGATCGATAAATTACATGAAGAGTTTGAAGATACGTTACCAGTATCTTTTGTTGTACCATTAAGTATTAAGAGAAGAGATTTTTTTGAAAATTTTGTACGTCCATTGCTTGAAGCAAATAGACCTGCAGAAATTATTGTTAATGATAATCCCGGTGGTGCACCAAAAAAACGTAATGATGGGTATGAAAAATCTACACAGCCATATATATTTTTTTGTGATGATGATATTCTCTTACGCAAAGATACATTAGAAAAACTATTTGATCTTTTACAAAAGAACCCAACTAAAGCATATGCATATACTGGGTATCATGGAATTGTAATGCATCCACAAACACATCCAATGAGAGGTAATTTTGATATTCCATCAATCCCTTTTAATGGAACAAGATTAAAACAAGGAAATTTCATATCAACAATGGCTTTGGTTAGAAGAGAATGTCTTCCACAACCCAAACCATTTGATGAGTCATTGAAAAGACTACAGGATTGGGATTTATGGTTAACAATGCTGGAGAATGGCAATGAAGGAATTATGCTTCCTGATATTAAGAACATGTATCATGCATATTATTTGGATGAAGGTATTACTTCGAATGGAAATAATGAACAAGAAGGACTAATGAAAGTTCTTACAAAACATAGAATGGTTTAATGAGAAGAATAGAGGATTTTATTTTTGCATATTTTGATGGATTTAAAAAACTTTTTCCTGATTTAACTGTTGCTCAGTTTAAAGAATATTATAATGAATCAAAATATGGTGGTTATCCAGAAGAACCTGCGGGTAGTATTTGGGAAAGTGAAGGTAAGTCGATTTATGTTTTAATTCGTATTCTTAAACCAAAGAATATAATTGAAATAGGAAATTTCTTGGGAAGAAGTAGTAATCATATTCTTCAAGCTGTTGAAATGAATGGTTTTGGTAAAGTAACACTTCTCGATATTGTAGAAAGATTGGAATATAATAATCTTCATGTTGGTGAATTTGATAGAGTTATTGCAGATTCTTTAGTTTATTTGAGAGATCAGAGATTAAATTTTGATTTGTATATTCAAGATGGTTCACATGAGTATGAACATGTAAGTAGAGAATTACAATTACTTACGACCAGAACTGAGAATAATTTCTATATGTGGGCGCATGATTGGTTTGCAATTAGACCACCCCAAGCAGAAGTTCAACGAGCATGGAAAGATCATTTGAATAAATTTAAAATGTATAGTCCTATGATTGACTCGGTTAGTAATTGTGGTTGTGTTATTGCAGAATTTATAAAACCAGCATAATGGGAGATATTACCGTCATATTGAATGTTTATAATCGTCCGTATTCTCTTGAGAAACAATTGGAAGCGATTAAAAATCAAACTATTAAAGTCGATGATGGTGATATATGGATTTGGTATAACAAAGGAACAGCTAAACAGTCAAGTCCTAAGAACTCAAATCATAGATTATATGTTTGTAATCAGAACACGAAATTTCATGGGCGATTTGCAATTGCATTACTCGCTAGAACGGAATATGTAGCAATGTTGGATGATGATGTCATCCCCGGTACGAAATGGTTTGAAAATTGTATTGAATCGATGAAGACTCATAATGGTATTATGGGTGGTAGTGGTGTTACATTAAAAAGCAAGGCGTATGAGCCATATATTAAACATGGATGGAATGGTCATATTAAACCAGAGGTTACAACCAGAGTTGATTTAGTTGGTCATGCGTGGTTCTTTAGACAGGAATGGGTGAAATATATGTGGTATGAAAAACCAGTATCGTGGGATAATGGTGAAGATATAATGTTTTCGTTTTTATGTCAAAAATATGGTAGAATAAATACTTTTGTTCCACCACATCCAATTAGTGATATGGAGCTTTGGAGTAATAATGATGGTGGTGTTATGGGTAGTGATGCAAATGCTACATATATTCATAGTCCTACACACGTTTCAATAAGAAATAAGGTTTGTTCGGAGTGTATTGATAGAGGATGGAAAACTGTAGAAAATATACGTCCATAGTAGTGGGTTAACTGAATTATATGAAAACATTTAATGGTGATTTTAATTTCTTCTTGGAAAAAATAAAAAATAAGGAGCCATTTGCCATTTCAAGAAATAATGATGGTGAAATGATTATTTTAAATAATGAATTTATTGATCTTACAGGGAAGTGTAATGGTGAATTTATTTATAATCCTAACGATCCTAAACATAGTTTTTTTAGAGAGAGATTATTGGAATCAGCAATATATAAAGGAGATAATTATTATGTGGGTATTGCTTGTAGATGTTGTGTGGGTGATGAAAAGCATGAAGCTTTAAAAAAATTAACAACACAAGATGATAATCATTTGACATGGGGAAATATATTCGTGAATGGTAATTACCGTAGATATGTGAGTGAGATCATGCCTTTATTTTCAGAATATGATGTAGTCTTGGTTACAAATGTAAATGCCAATACACCAGCACTGCCATTTAACAAAAAGATAGTAAAGAGGTTCAATGTAGGAACAAATGCTTGGATGACTAATTATGATCTTGTTGATAAGATGAAGGAATATGTACAGAGTGAACAAATAACAGGTAAAATGTTTTTGATTGCTGCTGGCCCATTTTCAAATATTTTAATTCATGAGCTTTATAAGGTAGCCCCTAATAACACATATTTAGACGTAGGATCAACTTTAGATCGTATGTTAGGACTTGGTGCTACTAGAGGATATTTGAGTGGTGCTGATACTTTAAACAAGGTTTGTATATGGTAATCGGAAAGGATGTTATTATCGATGAGTTTGTAAGAATAAAAAGACCAGAACTGGTTACTATTGGTGATCATGTGGCTATTGATTTTGGTTTTTATTGTGCAACGTCAATGATACTAGGAAACTACATTCATATTTCACCACATGTTACTTGTATAGGAGGGGTGAATGGAAAATTCATTGCTGAGGGGTTTAACAATATTATGGCTGGTGCAAGAATAGTATGTACATCAGATAGATTTGATGATAGTGGATTGTTTGGAGCTATGATACCAAAAGAATTGAAAGGAAGACAGATGACAGGTGGTGTAGTAATGGAAATGTTTTCGAACTTGGGTATGAATGCTATGATTATGCCTAATTCAAGATTACGAAAAGGTGTTTTATTAACTGCGGGTAGTTTATTAATTGGAGATACAGAAGAGTGGGGTGTTTATAAAGGAAATCCTGCAGTATTGGTAAAGAAAATTGATGGTACTAAAATGATTGAAAGTGCTAAAAAATTAGGATATAATGAGTAATCTACATGTAGATGTTTATGGTGGTGGTGTCTTTTCAAAGATGTTATTGATTTTTCAAAATTTGGAGATGAATGTGACTATTAACATACATGAGATTGAAAATTTGTTTTTAAATAATTTGCATCCTTTCGTTAGACCAGATATAAATCCGTTTGATTTTTTGTTTGAGCAAAAACCTATAACTCCAGATGCTACGATACTATGTATGTCAATGCCTCCATATACGGATCATATACCACAAGATAAACTCCAGAGATTTAAAATTATTGAATCAAAGTTAAAAATTAATTCGAGATTACAGTCTAAGATTGATAAGGCATTGATTCTTTTGAATTTAACAGATAAGACTATAGGTGTGCATATTAGATTGACCGATATGGATAGACATCATGGTTCTGATTACGGAAGAAAATCTTTTGAGGATTATGTTTATAAAATAAATTTAGCTTTAAATGAAGAACATGATAAGATATTTGTTGCCTCCGATAATATTGAATCAATAGAGAAATTACAAAAGATATATGGTGATAAAATTATTTACTACGATGAGCTAATGAGACCACATAGTGAAACTACAGATGATAATAAAGTGGGTAATGAGGGATTTCAATTAGATCATTTTAATGAAGAATCTTTTTGGCATGATTCATTTATTGACATGTTCTTACTATCTAAATGTGGTGTATTAATACATAGGGTAAGTAATCTATCTAATGCAGCAAAAATTTATTCTAATACATTAAAAAAATCAGTGATAATATGACAAAATACAAATATAATAGTTATCCTTTAGGTAAATTGCCGAAGGAATTTCAAAGACCAGAACTGGATCAGGTTAAAGCATTAGGATATGATTGGTCTGATCCTAGAGATGTGATTGATATTTTTGAAAAGAAAGTGGCTGAATTTGCTGGTTCAAAATATGCGGTTGCTGTTGATTGTTGTTCTCATGCATTATTTCTAGCTTTGAAATATGAACGAAACAATATGAATTGGGTTATGAAGAATGTGTTTGATCCACAGATATTAATACCTAAAAGAACATATGTATCGGTTCCAATGCAAATCATACATGCAGGATTTCAAGTTAGGTACGAGGATAGAGAATGGACTGGAATTTATCAATTATTACCCTTCAATATTTTTGATGGTGCGGTGAGATGGAGAAGAGGGATGTACGTGGGTAATGGAGCATTACAGACAGTATCATTTCAACTAAAGAAAAGGGTTCCTATTGGAAAGGGTGGAATGATTTTAACTGATAACGAAGAAATTTATAAAGTGTTGAAATTGATGTCATATGATGGGAGAGATTTAACTCTACCTTATGATCATCCTAATCACGTAAAGACGATTGGATACCATATGTATATGACTCCAGAAGATGCAGCACGTGGAATTATTCTAATGGATCAGGTTCCTGACGATAATGAAGATAGTGGAAATAATACAACATATCCTGATGTTGAAGAGATGATGAAAAATTTATTATTTTAATGAATAAGAAAAAAGCATTTATTACTGGAATTAGTGGACAAGATGGTAGTTATCTAGCCGAATACTTAGCATCATTGGGATATGAAGTGCATGGAATAATAAGAAGAAATTCTGTTGCCGAAAATCAACATTATAGATTAGAAGGTCTATCGAGGCATAAAGATTTTCACCTTAGATACGGTGATCTTTTAGATCAAACATCTATAGAGAGAGCATTAACGGAAATAATGCCTGACGAAATATATAATTTGGCAGCGCAAAGTCATGTTAGAATTAGTTTTGATATTCCACAATTTACTGTCCAAACGAATTCGGTTGGTGTTGTTAATATTTTAGAAGCATATAAGAGGATATGTCCTAAAGCAAAATTCTATCAAGCTAGTTCATCCGAAATGTTTGGGTTATCTATTGATGAGGATGGATTTCAGAGAGAGACGACATTAATGAATCCCGTTTCACCATATGGATGTTCTAAAGTTTTTGCATATAATATGGTTAGACATTATAGACGTGCATATAAGTTACATGCAACTAATGGAATACTTTTTAATCATGAATCGGCTAGACGTGGTAGTAATTTTGTAACAAGTAAAGTGGTTAAAACTGCAGCAATGATTAAGTTAGGATTGGCCGATAAATTAGTAATGGGAAACATGGATTCATATCGTGACTGGGGTCATTCAAAAGATTATGTAAAAGGAATGCACATGATATTGAATCATGATGTTGCGGATGATTTTGTCATTAGTACTATGGAGACACATTCAGTACGTGATATGTGTGAAGTTGTGTTTAAACATTTTGGTTTGGATTATAGAGATTATGTGTCACAAGATGCACAATATTTGAGACCGGAAGAACTTCCATACTTGAAGGGAGATTCAACAAAAATCAGAACAACATTAGGGTGGAAACCTTCTTATACATTTGAAGAAATAATGTATGAAATGTGTGATCATTGGCTGGATGTTTTACAAAACATAAAATCCGATAGATAATGAAATTCATAATACCAACATGCGATAAGTATCGTAATATCATTGAAGCAAATAAGTACACCACCGATAAATTTGGTGGTAAGGATTTAGATGTTACAGTATTAGGGTTTAAGAAACCTGATTTTGATATGCAGAATTGGAAGTTCGTTTGTCTAGGTGAAGATACTGGCCCACAGAATTTTTCAAATGATCTAATTAAATTTTTTGACACTTTTGATGATGAGTTTTTTGTATATGGCAATGATGACATCGTTATTTTAAAACAACTTGATCTTAAATTATTGAATGATTTGGAACTAGTCATGAGAAATGACCCTACTATAGGAAAAATTGCAATAACGACTGCATCCATAAAAAATTTTCCATCATATAATGAATATACGACCAGAGGGGATTATCGTCTTGTCGAAGCACCACTTCAAAACGGAGACTACAGATTGTCGTTACACTATTCTCTTTGGAGAACATCGTATTTTAAAAAATACTTAGCACCTAATATCAATCCTTGGGATTGGGAAGTAAGAACCAACTCTAGATTTGATGGTTTTAAAGTATTGAAAACCATAGGTAGGTATGTGATTGATTTTGGACATATTTTTAGAGTTAATCGTGGTGCTACAGATAATTGGCATTTCTCTGAATATACTGGAGTGAGATTGGATGAAGAGGATTATAATTTTGTTCATAATTGTATAATAAAAACACAAAATGGAAATTAGTTTTGCACATAATGTCTACGATAGACCGAAGACACTTATGAGAACATTAGAAACAGATGATGCTCTAATTCTTGGCTGCGGTAAATTTGTCGCCTACAATAATTTAGAATTTGAAAAACATTTCGATGATTTGGAATACTATAATGTGGGGTTCAAATATTTTGAACAGGCCACACATAAAATTGGGTGCGTAAATGGTGCATATTACTCAATAAAGATGGCCCTAGATCACAATTCAGATGTTATCATATTTTCACATGATGACGTGTATGTTTCAAATCCACAATTAGTAATGCAGCACATAGAGGATATTGTTTCTGGTAAATATGATTTCATAGGTAGAACCCCATCTAATTTACCTGACATTGGGACAAAATATGCTATGATGGAAGCTATGTTCTTTTCAAAAAAAGGAGCAATGCTTGCATATGAAAATTTTATTCCATTTACTGATGAACAAAAAATAGAAAGAGATTTGAGAGGTTCAATATCTCCAGAGGTTAATATGTATAATCTCGTCCAGAAAATACCTAACAAGAATATCATACATTATATTCATGGTAATGATGGAGATCAATACAACGAAATATTAAATCAGACATTAGGTTTTACACATACGAATATTGGTCAAAGGGGGTGGAAAGAATGAAAATAGCATTTCACACGAATCAATTATCATTACGTGGTACGGAAGTATCGATGTATGACTATGCGAAGTATAATAAATCATATTTAGGAAATGAAAGCATTGTTATTGCTAAACATCCTGATGTGTGGAAATATTCCGATCCATTGGCAATTAGAAAGTTTGAAGATCAGTTTGAAGTTTATTTCTATCGAACTATTGAAGAACTTCAACGAATAATAAAAGGAAATCAAACAGATGTTTTTTATGTACAGAAGGCTGGTATTATTGATGATGTTGTTTCTGAAAGTTGTAAAACGGTAGTACATGCTGTTTTTCAACATGAACAACCACACGGAGATGTATATGCTTACATATCAAAATGGTTAAGTGAACTCTATGGAAATAGACATCCATACGTTCCATATATGGTTGATCTTCCTAATGTAAATGGAGATATGAGAGAAGAACTAAACATACCTTTCGATGCTATGGTTTATGGAAGACATGGTGGATACGAGACTTTTGATTATCCAGAAGTGCAACAAGTAGTAGTAGATGTCGCAGTTAGAAATCCTAATATTTATTTCGTATTTCTCAATACCGAGAAGTTTACCCCAATACCCATACAAAACATTATATATCTTCAACCAATTACGGATTTGGTAGAAAAGAGAAGATTTATTAATACATGCAATGCTATGATACATGGTAGAAAAGCAGGGGAAAGTTTCGGTTTAGCAATTGCAGAATTTTCAATCTGTAATAAACCAGTACTGACTTGTGAATATGGACGTGATACTGCACACATTGCAATGTTGGGAAATAAGGGTATTTATTATAATACGGTGGAATCTTTAACTCAATCTTTAGTAAATTATCAACTTTATTTAGATAAATCTAAAGATTGGAACGCATATAAAGAATTTACACCAGAGGCCGTTATGGATAAATTTAAAAAAGTTTTTCTCACATAATTTATGATGGATTTGTCAATTTTAGAATCAAAATTCAAATACACCCCTAAAAAAGTTTTAGATATTGGGTGTAATGTTGGACAGTTTTATTTACATGCAAAACAATATTGGCCAAAAGCAAAGTTTTTTTTGGTTGATGGAAATGAAAGTGTTAGGGAAGACCTTACTGCATTGAATGTTTCTTTTCAAATCATGCTATTAGCTGATACAGTTAAAAAAGTTAATTTATATAAGAATAGTAAGAACCCAAAGTGTACTGGTACGTCAATATATAGAGAGAATACTGAACACTATAAAGATGGATTAGTTATCATTGAAGAGAAAATGACAACAACTCTTGATATAATTTTTCCTGATTTTACTTTTGGTTTAATTAAATTAGATACTCAAGGTTCAGAAATAGATATTTTAAATGGTGGACAAAAAATGATGCTCGAAGCTGATTTCATTATTATGGAGACATCGTTAATAGAATGGAATTTGAATTCCCCAAAAGAAGAGGAAGTTATAAAATACATGGATCAACATGGATATATAGCAGATACTGTTATAGGTCAACATTATTTAGAAGGAAATTTATTTCAACAAGATATATTATTTCGAAATGGATTTAAATAACGTCAAAATTGCCACACATGTTGTTCTATTCGGACAGGACAAGTGGATAATGAGAAATCTCGAAAATGCATATCGTCATGTTGATAAGATATATGTGGCATATAGTGACGAACCTTGGACTTACAATATCCATGCTAGAGGTAAATTTAAAAATTCTTTTGATTTGAATGTTATTCGTAATTCTGAATATAACGATAAAGTTACTATCATTGAGGGTCGTTGGAATACAGAAGAGGAACAAAGAAATTCTTGTGTTGATGCTGCAATTAAAGATGGAATGGATTTTTTGGTTATTCATGATGCTGACGAATTCTATTTCCACGATCAATTTGCAAAAGCATTACTAATCTTAAGAGAGAATCCTGATTGGGATTTTTATAGGGTTGGGTGGTATTGTTTTTGGAAAAACTTCAATTACATTTTATTGGATTCGGCAGGAAATAAAATTACTGGATTTCCAGAGTTTGCAATAAATTTAAAAAGAGGTGTTAGATTTGAAAGAAAAAGAAGACCAAATAAAAGTAATAATCCTTTTGATATTAGTGTTGATGATGCTATTTGTTATCACGGTTCATATGTCTTATCTGATAAAGAAGTTTATGAAAAAATAAATACTTGGGGTCATGCAGCAGAATTTGATGGAGATAATTGGTATAAAACAAAATGGTTGAAATGGACACCAGAAATGAATAACTTACATATGATAGCACCACATGCATGGTCAAAGGCCGAAAAATTTGATGGAGTGTTGCCTATTGTTATAAACGATTTAAGATAATATGTTATTAATTGCATATGGTACTCGACCAGAATGGTTAAAAATAAAACCACTTATTATTGAATTAAAAAAGACGAATATAAGATTTTGCGTTCTTTTTACTGGACAACATGAAAATATTATTGATTCAAATATTTTTGATGAGAATGATATAAATTTTCAAATTTCATTAGGAAACACATCACCATCAAATAGATTAAACAATATTTTAAGTGGTATTCTTAGTGAAGCAGAGGTAGTGTTAAGAGGTGTAATGAGTCAAATTAAATATGTATTGGTTCAAGGTGATACAACATCAGCACTAGCAGTTGCATTATTTGCTTATAATCGTGGTCTTAAAGTAATACATCTTGAAGCAGGTTTGAGAACACATGATTTAGATAATCCATATCCAGAAGAGGCCAACAGACAATTAATATCTCGTATAACAACAGTTCATTTATGTCCTACAATTCAAAATGAGGGAAATTTAAACAATGAACAAGTTGGTGGTAGCAAATATGTAGTGGGGAATACTGCATTGGATAATCTTTTACATTATGTAAGTAAATGTGATTATGAAAATAAAATATTGATTACATTACACCGTAGAGAAAATCATGAAACTATCCAGTACTGGTTTGAGGCAATAGATAAACTCGCAGGAATATATAAAGATCACGAATTCATACTTCCAATACATCCAAATCCGAATGTGAAGAAATTTGCGCATATTCTAAAGAATGTAAAGGTAGTTGAACCATTATCTCATGAAGATTTGCTTAATATACTTGTAAAGTGTAAATTTGTGATTACTGATAGTGGTGGTATTCAGGAAGAATGTTCTTTCTTTGGAAAACGAGCAATTGTATGTAGAAAAGAAACAGAAAGACCAGAAGCCTTGGGATACACAACTGAGTTATGTGAAAAGCCAAAAGAATTGATTACAATGACTAAGGAATTGATGAAAAAATATGAAGTTACACATAATCATATTTGTCCTTTTGGAGATGGTCATTCGGCAAAAAAAATAACCAAAATAATAAAAGAATTATATGAAAATATTTGAAAATGGAACGGATAATGGTTATATGGATGAATTGAATTGGTGGGACAATCCATCAAATCCACAAGCTTTTCGTATTGGAAAATTAAGTGATGATTATCCTGCAGTATATTTTAATAATGGTCATGGTCTTGATAATAATGTGATTATTTCATATTGTAACTATGTGCCTGAATATTTTGAAAAAATAACAAAGAGAAAACTCGTTAACATTGTTGAATATGGTAGTGCAGGTGCGTGGTTTTCGAATAGATTCAAACAATTGGGTTATGAGATACAAACTTTGGATGGTGCTGATGATGCAACGAGTCAAGTAAAACGTGATTTTAGAAAAGTTGCGTTCAAAGAACCACTATCTGTAAAGCCTTATGATATTGCATTATGTACAGAAGTTGCAGAACATTTAGAACCACCATTTGCAGGAATACTAGTACACAATCTAATATGTGAATCTGATGTGATCTGGTGGTCGTCAGCAGTTAGAGGACGTGGAAGACCACATCTTCATCACCCCAATGAACAGCCAATTCAATATTGGGTTAATTTATTTGATTTTCATGGGTATGGTTGTTACATGTTGTCAGATAGTGTGAATGAAGCTTGTGGGTCAAGAGGAAGATGCTTATTTTATAACAAATCTGTATACACTGAAAAATTTGATTAATGATCAAACTTGGTCGTATTGCTTATAGGAATGAAAGCGATTTGCTTAATCATATGCTATTGCCATATATTAGCTATCATAAATTATCGGAGGATAATAAAGCAGATAAGTCATTGCCAACATTGGTAATTGGGTGGAATTTGGTTAATGATCTTTTACCAGTTTATGAACATGATATTTTGGAGAAGGAGATACATAGTGGAAATACTCAATTCAAACATTATTGGGAATTCTCACCAACAGAAGATATAATACAATATACTCAAGGTTTGGAATTGTTTACTAAAAAAATTCCATACATGTATATGTCTAGGTATGTGTATATTAACGGTGATCCTTTTTTTAATAATCTCTTTAGTGTTGATGCAATAAACATCTTTTTGCCCGATGGTGGAAATCTTTATATTTATAAAGATGAAGTTGTTTATTATTGTGTTGGTAATAACATCTATGGGTTTAAATTGTCAATATTTGATTATTTGGGATTAGATTCTTCATTGATCATTGGAATGTTAAGGAAAAAGGCCATAAAGGAGATTATTGATACTCATGGTGAGGAATATCAGAAGTATTATAAGCTATTTCCTGAATTCGATATGCTAAAGCGTAGCATGGTCGTTTTCTCGTTTTCATAGTATTTATTATAAAATTACTATGAAAAACGTAGAAGAAAACGAAAATGCTTTAGATCAATTTCTAAACATCACCCCCAAATCAAAGAAATATAAGAATAGCAAAAAGGTTATTCTGGATGAGAGAGAAGGATTGATTGAAAGAGTTGATAAAGTCTTCGTTACAAAAGATGGTAAGCAATTATTGAGAGAACAATATTAATTTTTCTGTCATATGACTGATTTAAAGAAACAGATTGACAGAATAAATTATATTTCGGGTTATGTGGTGAATGAAACACCATCATACAGACCTGTAATAGATGATAGTTCTTTCGATTCCATTCCAGAAGGTTGGAATATGAAGGAAGCAGATGCCCCTGCACCAGCCCCTATGCCATCACCAGAGCCAATGCCTAGTCCATCGTCAGGATCAACAGCACCTGCTCCAGCAGCCCCTATGCCATCACCAGCAGCACCTTCACAAGCTCCTTCACCAGCACCTTCACAAGCTCCTTCAATAGCACCAGAATTACCAGCAGCAAACGTGGCTCCTGAGACTACAACCCCATTTTCATCTGATGGTAATCAACAACCAGTAGCACAAAGTTCAGAAGATTTACAAAAAGAAGTAATGAGATTTCAATTAGATGCAATGAAGAAAATGTCTCAAAAAATTGATCAATTAGAAAATGTAATTAATAGTCTCAATGCCCAACAAGCAGAACTACACGGAGAAGTTCAAAAAGTAAAAGAACCTACTGATGTTGAAAAATTTGAAAATAGAAAACAAGATAGTTCACCATATTATTTTAATCTAAATGATATGTGGAATGGGAATACTTTTCAAGCTAGAATGGACAGTTTTAATTCACAAGGAATAGTTAAAACCAAAGATGGGTATGTTGCTGATTTTGATCAATTACCAAAATTAAGTCAATACCAAGTTAAGGATAGTTTCGAAACGATTTAATTATGAGAGTGTACAAACAAAACGGTACTAAAGGACGTTTATTCGAAATGATGAGTAATGTTAATAAAGGTCTTATTAACGAAGATTTTAATTATCATGATGCTGAAATGGATCATCTTGGTCAACAAGATTTACAATCAGATCAGGAAGAGCAATCAGGAAGAAGTGATGATGCAGATGTTTCAAAGACATTAGCTCAAATCCTGAAAAATAATAGAAATGGTCTTAGAAGACAATTAATGCTTGCTAAAGAAATGGGACGTGCAATACCTGCATACGTACAATCAGGTAGCGTACAGGATGCTCAAAATAATCCTCTTGGATTGGGTTTTAGAGATTTAGAAAATGCTGGATTGGTGACTGTAACTAATTCAAATGATTTGGAGCATACAGATGTTCCACCAGAAATTGTGGTTAGTGGTGATAATGATATTTATGGTATTGACACCAAAAAAACATATAAAAAAGGCGATAGAATAGTTTAAACATTGCTAAGTATTTATATAAAACTTAGCTAAATGTCAATTTTTAGATCATACTTCGGAAAGAACAATACACTTATTGAGGGAAATCAAACCAACAATTCGCAGAATCCTGTGGGTGAAATATCATACGGTACACCTCAAAGTTTTCGTAGTAGAATTATTTTCAAACCCGATTTTACTGATTTACAAACAAAAATTACTAATGAAGGTATTTTAAAAAGTAAAATCCTTTCGCATAAACTTCATTTAGTAAATACCATAGCGAATAGACCTGATTTACTTGGAACTAAATCATACACCGATATTATTGAAAGAGCAAGTAGCTTTAGTCTAGATTTATTCTCAATTAAAGAGGATTGGGATGAAGGTTCTGGATATGATTTTATTTACCAAGATCAAGGTATTCTTGGTAGCAATTCCATGACTGGTGCTTCGAATTGGTATCAAAGAAAAACCAATACTAGTTGGACTATTGCTGGTGCATATACTGGATCATCTGTACTTGCAACACAAGTTTTCCCTAAAGGGAATGAACATATTTTAATGGACGTTACAACATACGTAAACAATATCCTATATAGTGGAGTAACTGATTATGGGATGGGATTAAAATATACTAGTTCAATTGAAGCATTACAAACCCTCTATAAGCAAGCAGTAGCATTTCATCTCAAAAACACAAATACTGTTTTCGAGCCATACATCGAAACTATTATTAACGATCAAATTAATGATGATAGAAATTACTTTTTCATGGATAAAAGTAATGATCTTTATTTGTATAGCAGTGCTGGTGATGTGGTTATTAGTGGAGTAACAATTTATGATTTTAATGATGCAATATATTCAGTAATTCCTTCTTCTGGTGTTACTAGAGTTAAAAAGGGTATTTACAAAATCACGTTAAATATTAATTCATCGGTTTATCCAGATGCTGTTATGTTCAATGATAAATGGACGTTGACACAAAACAGTAAAGTAAAAACAATATCACAAGACTTCTATTTGATTAATTCTGACAGATATTATAATTTTGATTTATCTAATTTTGTAAATCCAGATAATTTCCATTTTAGTTATGCAGGTATTAAATCGGGTGAGAATATTAGAAGAGGTGATATTAGAAAAATACAGATTTCAGTAAAGCAACTATACGATACACAAGACGATAGTTTCCCGCTTACAATATCATATAGACTTTTCATGAAACAGGGTGGCCACACCCAAATGGATGTGATTCCTTTCACATCAGTAAATAGAACCTCAAGAGGTTATGAATTTGATCTAGATACTAGCTGGTTAATACCTCAAGACTATTATTTAGAATTAAAATATTCGAACAATTCCTTGTTTTCTATCAAATCTCCTATTAGCTTTACTATTGTTAGTGATGAAGGATTTTTATTATAAAAGAGTATTTATAGGTATAGTAAATGAATACGAAGGTTAACAGTTAACACACTTTTTTCATTAAAAAATAAATTTAGTAAAAAGGTTGACTTTGATTAAAACTTCGTATATATTTACGAACACAACAATTATATAGATTAAAATTTTTAAAAGAGTAAGATTTAAATTCAAAAAAAATGGAAACATCTAACGATGCAGTAAAGTCTCAGCTAGGTTCTGAGGATTTACAAGGTATGTATGCTGCCTACAAAAAGCAAAAAGAAGTTAAAAAGAGATTATCTAAAGAAGAAAAACTTGCAAAATTCTTCTTTCCAAGAAGAGACAAAGAAATTTTTCGTGCATTGCCACCAACCAATCGTGACTCTTCAATACCACAAATCAAACGTTATTTCGAAGAAGGATATTTTCACGAAATAAAGACTGGAAAGAAATATAGAAAAATTTCATGTCCAGCGCACAACGATCCAAAAATCCAAGCTCTTGATAAAGAAACACAGAAACCTGCTGTTGACCAAAATGGTAGTCCAGTAATGATTTCCGTTTCATGCCCATTGTGTAAGAAAGTAAAAACTATGTTGGCAACACAAGATCGTTCTATTCTTACTAAAACAAAAGGTAAGAAAAAAGAAGAACTTGAAAGAATTCTTACTACAGAAGAATTGAGGATTTTTCAAAAGAACAAAGATATTTATACCGAAGCAAGTAAAATAGAAGCTAAGAAATTCTATATGTTACGTGGTATTGATAGAGGTGCAGAAAAGGATGGAGTGAAGTTTTGGAGATTTAAACAGAGTTACAAAAATCAAGGAACTTATGATAAGTTAATGGCTATCACAGAAGATTACTATGCTCAAAGCGGAGATTTTACAGACATCAACAAGGGTACTGATTTTAGTATTATTGTTATTGATGCTCAAATCCCGGGTAAGACATATACTTATCGTGATATTTCTGCAATTATTCCAAGAGGGCCGTCAAAATTAAACAACGATCCTATTGTAGAAAAACAATGGTTAGAAGATAAAACTGGGTGGAGAGAAGTATATAAACCACTTACAGCACCAAAAATTGATGCAAATAAATTTTTGGAATTAGCTGCAGAGGATTTGAGAGATATGACAACGGGTAAAATTATTGGAACTAATGCACCATATTATGATGATACTGATGCAACCAATAAGAGATGGATTATTCCAAATCATCCCGATCTTGAAGCAGAAACAAATAGAAGAGATGAAAATCTTGATGCTGATGATGATGATTACGTTGATGAGGAAAGTAATTTGGGTGTTGCAGCAACGACTGTTGTTACAAACAACAATACACCTCAAAAAGACATCACGACAATTAGTGATAATGATGTGAAGACATTCAATCATGGATCAGTCAATCTTGGAAATACTCAAGTAAAACAGGAAGTGTATGATGACTTACCATTCTAAGAGTTAAAAAATACTTATTAGACTAACATAAAGAAGGGAGCCTATGCTCCCTTCTTTATCAATAACCTTATTTTATTCAAAAAATAAAATGGAATTACAACCAAAAAAAACAACAGCAAAAAAAACGTATTCATTAAATGATTTTAAAAAGAAAATTGGCGGTGAAGATATGCCTGACAAACCATTAGTTTGGTTTAATTGTTCAGAAGCATTACAACAAGCAACAGGACTTCCCGGTTTCCCCAAGGGATATGTTGGATTAAGTAGAGGATTTACAAATACTGGAAAATCTACTGCAATAAGTGAAGCATTAGTTTCGGCCCAAAAATTGGGGGTTCTTCCAATTATTATCGATACTGAAAATAATTTAGGTATGGAGAGACTTAAGAAGTTGGGTTTCAATTGGGAAGATGATTTTTATATTGATATAGATAATCAGTATCTTCTCAATAATTTTGGAAAAAGAAAAAACAAGGATAAAAAAGAAGCTAGTATTGAAGACCTTGGAGATTGTATTAATAGTCTTCTTGATAGACAGGATAATGGGGAATTACCATATGATTTATTGTTTTTCATAGATTCATTAGGAACGTTGGATTGTGACCTGACGATTAATGCAAAATCTAATGATACTAATCAAAATAATATGTGGAATGCAGGTGCTTTTGAAAGAACATTTAAAGGACTGGTTAATTACCGTATCCCGGCTTCTAGAAAAATCAATTCAATATATACAAATACTATGATCGCTGTTCAAAAAATTTGGACACAAGGATCAGCACCTATGATTACAGTAAAGCATAAAGGTGGTGAAGCTTTTGCTTATGGTGCAAGATTGATTTATCATCATGGTGGTATAATGTCTCACGGTACTAAGACAATTGGTGCAACGTATGGTGGAAAAGATATTTTATACGGGATCAAAGCAGGTGTATCAGTTTTCAAAAATCAAATTGATGGCCCATTGGGTGGTATTTCATTAGAAGGTAGTGTGATTTCAACACCACATGGATTTATAGGTTCTGATGCTGAATCAATTGCAGCATATAAGAAGAAGAACATTCAATTCTTCAAAGAAGCACTCGGTTCTGATGTTAATCCTGATGACATGGTAACAAAAGAAATTGATGTGAATAATACAGAAGAATAAATGGTATGGCTACAACGAGAACGTTACTCGTAGATAGTTCTTATCTACTAAAAAGATCATTTCATGGAGCTAAAAATAGCTATACCAAAGTTGGTTTCATGGGTGGTCTTTATGGTTTTTTGACTATGGTGCGAAAGTTAATTAAAGAATATCAGATCAATAAAGTAGTATTAGTATGGGATGGAGAAAATGGTGGCATTGAAAGATATAAACTAGATAATAAGTATAAGTCAAATCGTGTTGATAAATCTTGGTTTAATAGAATAGAATTGACTGATGCTGAAATCAAGGAAATGGAGAAAAAGAAAGACTCAATTTTAATTCAAAAAATAAAAATACAATCTTATGCGGAAGAACTTTTTTTAAGACAAATTCAAGTTCATCAAATAGAAGCAGATGATTTGATAGCAGGTTATGTTTTAAAGAATTCAAAAAAAGAAGATATTATATTGTTCACGAATGATAAGGATTTTCTCCAATTATTGGAGTATGGAATAAAAATAAAACTAGATACTCATGACACAATGATCAGTGCGGGAAATTTCTTTATGAATTTTCCTTACCATTATAAAAATGCACTGACGATGAAAATTATATGTGGTGATACTAGTGATAAGATAGACGGTATAAAGGGAGTTCAAGAGAAAACATTATTGACACATTTTCCGATTTTATCAGAAAGATATGTTCAAGTAAAAGAGATTTGTAGATTAGCAAGAAAAATTAATGAAGAAAGACAAACACAAAAATTAAAGCCCCTTGCTGCATTAGATAATATTAATAATAATGTTGATCGATTAAAACTTAATTATGAGTTAATTAATTTGAGTAAACCCTTTTTAAATGAGGAAGCAATAAAAGCATTAGATATATTGGATGAACCATTAACAGATGAAAATCGTGGGAGTAGTAATCTATATAAATTAATGTTGGAAGATGATTTCCTTTCATTGTATTCGAATTATGGAAATTTCGTAAATTATGTTGAACCCTTTTATACGGTGATTTCAAGAGAAAAAGTTTTATATAAAGAATTTCAAAAAAATTAGTTTATGAAATTATTTTTCAGTATAATTGCTATAGAACATAACAACTAATATATAATTTTATGGAAGACAAGAAGCAAGAAAATAACTTTAAATTTAGACTATTATTAATAGAAGAAAATATCGCTGAAAAAATATTCAGTGCGGATTTATATAATCCAGTCGTAAGATATTCAGTAAATATTCGTGAAATGATTCCAAGAATCATAGGGTCAATACAAAAGGTTTTGCAAACTAAATCGAAGGATTTAACTTTTGTGGATGAGAATAATTATAATACATTGCTCTTTTATAAGAAGATGTGTGAGATTAACAATCTCGATTATTTCAAATTAAGAGTTCCTGTGCAATATCCAAAATCAAATGTTAGCCCTGACACAAAACATTATCAAAAAAGGGGTGGTACTGAATTTAAATTCGGTCTTTATATTAACTCAAATACGATTGTAGAAAGAAATTTCTATGTGGATAATTACAATCCAGAATCAAGATTTTCAAGTGAATTAGTCGATGTTATTAATGTTATTGTTGAAAACATAGAAAAACATTTAAAAAATTCAGATTTAAATCACATGTGGGATGACTATAAGATAATCAATAATTATGGGCTAAATATTCAACAAGTTAGAGAGCTTTCAAAAGAAAAGAGAGATGAATTTTTAAGAAGAATGGGAGATTATAATTTCATAGAACGTATTCGTGTAGATTATAATAAACAATTAGAATTTACAGTTTAATTTTTCAAAAGTTACATCAGATGAGTGAAGTAGTGAGTAATACCAAGGATACTCTTGGATATTTAGGGCCGTCTTATCAACTAAAAGTACTTTGGCAAATACTAATTGATGTTGAATTCGGAAATGAGATAGTACCAAATTTACATAGCTCGTATTTTGACATTCCAGTTCAAAAAAAATTCCTAAATTTAATAAAGAAATACCTCGATCAAAACGAGAAAGTTCCACAATTAACTAATAGAAGCATGGTAGAATGCATTAATGCATCAAACTATGGTGATGTTGAGAAAGAGGAATTATTAGGAACGGTTAAAAGAATTTACAATTGGGATAAAAGTGTTCTGATTGGAAGCCATGATGATGATGGTAACGCTACACAGCGTTATGTGTGGTTATTTGTTAAGCAACAAGAATATAAAAAGCTTGCTGACAAGATTTATGAAAATATAAAAAAAGGGACACTAGAAACGAATGTTTTTGAATTTGAAGAAACTTTTAAGAAAATATCGATTCTTGGTATTAAAGATGATTATGGTAAAGACATCTTTGAGGATGTTGAATCAGCATTAGTTCTAAATTTTCGTAATCCAATACCTACTGGTATAACTGCTATTGATTTAGCAATGGGTGGAGGACTTGGAACGGAAGAAATAGGTATTATCCTAGCACCATTTGGTGTAGGTAAAACAACGATTTTAACTAAAATAGCAAATACTGCATTTCAACTTGAAAAGAATGTACTTCAAATAGTCTTTGAAGATAAAGTAGATGAAATTCGTAGAAAACATTATGCTATATGGTCAAAAATTCCATTAACTAAATTTGAAGTATTAGACCCTGATAATATATCTGGAAAAACGATGAATCCAGAAGTACTGGAAAAGGTAAATGAATATCGTGCAGAACGTGAACGACTTCAATCTGGTGGTCGTTTAATAATTAAGAAATTGCCACAAGAGGATATAACACTTCCATATATAAAGAATTGGATTTTAAACTATCAAAAGAATTTTAACATCAAATTTGATGTTGTGGTATTGGATTATATCGATTGCGTAGAATCACATAAACCCACAAATGGTGATGATTTGAAAGCTGAATTAATTGTAATCAAAGCATTCGAATCGATGGCTGCAGAATTGAAGATTCCTTGTTGGACTGCTGTTCAAGGTAATAGACAATCTGTTAGTGCTGAATTTGTTCGTGCTGATCAAATGGGCGGTAGTATTAAGAGAGCGCAAAAAACGCACTTTTTAATGTCAATAGCAAGATCATTAGATCAAAAGCAAGATAATACCGCAAATATGCAAATACTGAAAGCTAGATTTGCAAAAGATGGTTTTGTATTCGAAAATGCGATATTTAATAATGATACTCTAGAAATTAGATGTCTTGAAAATTCAAGACCACGCCCCAAACCAAAACAACAAAATATTGAAGATAAATCTCTTGATTCAATATTCGATGCAAAATTGCGTAATGAATACATATCTAAATCTGCAGATATTGCCACTATGGATTATATGAATAAAGAGCATACATTAAATATTGCAGAAAAACAAGTTGAAGAGGGAGAGAAATTAAAATCATCAATTGATTCAGAAATTAAGCCACAACCATCTATTGAATTAGGATTTCCCCCTGATTCGATATAAAAAAAAGATAATAGACTGATCTTTAGATAGATAAAATTAATAGAAAATACATAGTAATTGTGAAGTATTTTGTATTTATATTTACCCTTCATAGGTTAAATAATTAAAATATTCGAACATCATAATCTTCTTTTTTAAAGAAGAGATGTTTTACTAAAAAAATAAAATATGGGATTACAAGAAGTACTAATTGATGATATAGTAACATCAAAAAAACAAAACAAACAAACATACACGAGAGAAGAAGTATTAGAGGCATCACTTAAATATTTCAATAATGATACATTGGCTGCTGAGGTATGGATTAATAAATATGCGTTAAAGGATTCTCAAGGTAATCTCTATGAAAAGACTCCAGATGATATGCATAGAAGGATTGCTAAGGAATTGGCTAGAATAGAAAACAAGTATGATAACTCGATAGATGAGGATGTTATATTTGATCTAATAAAAAATTTCAAATATATTGTACCTCAAGGTAGTCCAATGTCTGGTATTGGAAATGATTTTCAAATCGTTTCATTATCAAATTGTTTTGTTATTGGAAATGACATTGACTCAGATTCGTATGGTGGTATATTTAAACTAGATCAAGAGTTAGTTCAACTACAAAAAAGACGTGCTGGTGTTGGATTGGATTTATCCTTTGTAAGACCTAAAGGATCACCAGTAAAGAATTCCGCTTTGACATCAACAGGTATTGTTCCTTTCATGGAACGTTACAGTAACTCAACAAGAGAAGTTGCACAAGATGGACGTAGAGGTGCTTTGATGGAATCTTTTTCAATCAGACATCCTGATGCAGAAGATTTTATCGATGCTAAAATGACGCAAGGTAAAGTAACGGGTGCTAATGTTTCTATGCGTCTACATGATGACTTCATGGAAGCGGTAGTAAACAATACGAATTATACTCAAAAGTATCCTGTTGATTCTACGACTCCAAAAGTTACTAAAGAAATTGATGCTGCTAAACTGTGGAAAAAAATTATACATAACGCATGGAAATCTGCAGAACCGGGAATTTTGTTTTGGGATACAATTATCAAAGAATCAATTCCTGATTGTTATGCTGATCAAGGCTTCAAAACGATTTCAACAAATCCTTGTGGAGAAATCACATTATGTGCAAATGATAGTTGCCGTTTGGTTGCAATTAATTTGTACAACTATGTAGTCAATCCCTTTACAAAAAATGCTTACTTTGATATTGATCTCTTTAAGAAGCATGCTTATATAGCAGAGAAATTAATGGATGATATTATCGATCTCGAATTAGAAAAAATTGATAAGATAATTGCAAAGATAAAGAGCGATCCAGAACCTGATGAGATTAAGAGAACAGAAATGAATCTCTGGAAAAACATTAAAGATAAGTGTATTAAAGGAAGAAGAACTGGTTTGGGAATTACTGCAGAAGGAGATATGATTGCTGCATTGAATTTAAGATATGGTTCTGATGAGTCTCTTGATTTCGCTGAAAATATTCACAAGACATTGAAACTTGCTGCATATCGTGCATCTGTTGATATGGCTAAAGAACGTGGAGCTTTTCCTATTTGGAATGGCGATTTAGAAAAGAATAATCCATTTGTTCTTCGTATTAAAAAGGAAGACCCTAAGTTATACGCTGACATGATGAAGCATGGAAGAAGAAACATTGCGTTACTCACCATTGCTCCAACTGGTAGTGTTTCAATTTTAACACAAACAACTTCTGGTGTTGAACCTGCATTCTTAGTTTCTTATATGAGAAGAAGAAAAATTAATCCACAAGAAAAAAATGTTCGTGTAGATTTTGTTGATGAAGTTGGTGATAGTTGGCAAGAATATCCTGTCTTTCACCATAAGTTCGAAGTATATTTAAAAGCTAAAGGACTTGATATTGGTGAAGTAAAAAATTATACTAAAGCTGATATTGATAAATTGATTGAAAAATCACCATATCATAAATCTACATCTAACGATGTTGACTGGGTTAAGAAAGTAGAAATGCAGGGACGCATTCAAAAACATATAGATCATTCTATATCAGTAACAGTTAATTTACCAAATGAAATTACAGAAGAAATTGTATCGAAAGTATATGAAACTGGGTGGAGAAGTGGATGCAAAGGAATGACTGTTTACCGTGATGGTTCACGTTCTGGTGTTCTTGTGAGTGAATCAACGAAAAAAGAAAAAGAGGTTGAGAAGATGTTCAAAGATAATAATGCGCCAAAAAGACCAAAGAGATTGAAAGGTGAAATTATGAGATTTCAAAATAATCTAGAAAAATGGATTGGCGTTGTTGGATTACTTGATGGAAGACCTTATGAAATTTTTACGGGAAAACTAGAAAATGGTTTGAGTGAATTATCTTCATCGATTAAGGAATGTGAGATTGTAAAGAATAGAAATGAAGATGGAACTTCAAGATATGATATTGAATATCTTGATCAAGATGGTGAGAAGCAAATGCATAAAGGATTGTCACATACCTTTAATCCTGAATTCTGGAACTATGCTAAATTGATTTCATCTGTTTTAAGACATGGTATGCCGATGATATATGTTCAAAATTTAATCAATTCGTTAAATTTAAATGATGAACATTTGAATACTTGGAAAAATGGTATGGCTAGAATAGTCAAAAAATATATACCTGATGGTGAAAAGGGTAGTGGAAAGTGTCAAAGTTGTGGTGGCGATAGCCTTCAATATATTGAAGGGTGTTTAACCTGTAAAAGTTGTGGAAGTAGTAAATGTGGGTAACATGCAGATTTACAGTTATTTAGGTAGAGAATGTTGGATATATTCGTTGTATGTTCAAGAAATTTTATGAGAAAAAGAAAAAAATTATAACCTTTTATAGTTTTTTACGTATTTATCATTACCTAATTTGAGAAATAAGGTAACTTAAAAAAATATTTTAGTAAAGACTTGACTTACATGTAATATTATTGTAAGTTTGTCTTCTCAATTAGAAACAACGGGGATATTTCCCCACAAAAGAATTTGTTCTTTGAAAATATTTAAAATATGGGCTGCTTGAAGTCCATGAGATAAAGCCAGTAATGGTTATAAAGGGGCTGTGGTAAGAACACCATAGTTTCGACCTCTCACCGAAAGGTGAAGGGTACAATCAAGCAAGCGTTGTGTTTGAGGTTTATTTGTCGAGGGTCTTACGACTGTAGGCGATTAGATGTCAAGTTTGACTAACGGAGTCAGAATAAGTATTGAAAGATACGATCATAAAACGTAGGATATGGTTTGAAGTCTCGCAAGGACATAGAGCTATTACCAATTTCTTTTGTTTTTGTTGCCAAAAGCGTGAAGACAAATTGAATCGTGATCGCAAGTCACAGAGAGTTGTTTGGTATTGGCTATCCAAAAGGTAGTTAGCCGAGTCTCAGCCACAACTTTCTCAAGTCCGATATATACCAAAAGTATATCCCTATTATGGATACATAAAAGATCAAGTGCTGAGACGTTAGAGTAGTAAGTCGCAAACTACCGTTGTAATATACGGTAATGGTTGGCCCTCAAGGTCAATCAGATGATACGACTCGTTGTTAGGAGGCATCTCCTTTAGACTGTCATGAAAGGGATAGTGCAGTGGTGGACGTAACTGAAAATACTCTGACGAAACGATTGGTTCCCGTTAGGAACTTGCGATTGTAGCGTACTTGCCGAAAGGTGGGTGGATAAGAAGAGAACCCGTTAAGGGATAATTCTCCGAAAGTGCTACTGAAATGCTGTAGTCTCAGGCGTTTATACGGATGTAGTTTAACTATTAGAATATCACCCTAACAGGTGAAGATGGCAGTGTGATCCTGTCTGTCCGTGCTAAGAATGTTGAAAACGTTCAATATTCAAAACATTAGACAAAATGCCATAATTGACTGCAATTATGGCATTTTTTTTATTTGGTATTCCCTTTGTATAGTTATCTTTGATATAACTTAATTCTAAAACATTATTTTTTATGAGAAAAGACTTTTTAAGTTCATTTTTCGACAGTTTATTCAATGAAGATAGTTTTCACTTTTCAATAAGTGGTAAATTGTCTGATGTATCATTTCCTCAAGATGATAATAAAAACTTCAACAAAACAGAAGAAATTTCTGAAACTGAAACACACATGATAAAAAAAGAAGTGTGGACAAGTATCAACGGTGGACAAAGATTTGAAAGAACCACGAAACAAACAAAATCAAAAGCCAAATTAAAACAATCGAAAGATGAGTTGACAGTTAAGCTAAATGAGGCAATACAAGCACAGGACTTTGAAAATGCTTGTAAACTTAGAGATGAAATTAAACAATTAAAATAATCAAGTCCGATTTATGACAGATGCATCTGATCATAATTAATAGGGGGTAATTTCTACGTGACCTCTGGTAAACCTCACTGATAATTCAGTGAGGTTTTTTTATTTTTTAAACTTCGTGTTGTATTTATAGGTAATATAAGAAGACCTAAATCGATGAATTCTTGTAACTCATTGAACGGTCATCAAGTTAACAACTAAATATAAACGAAATGTCTTTTTTTACACGACCGGATTTAGGTGATACCCAATTCAAACAAATGACTGGTTCCACATTAACAATGTCTGGAACTACAAATTTTAGTGGAAAATTGAAATCAAAAGGAACTGAAATTGATGCAACTTCAACAACTGCTCTTAGTGGAGATAGTTTAGTATATGTTGGTGGTGGTAAAATTAAGTTAGTTACTGGAGTTAGTGGGTCGGCTTTGGATAGTAATAGAATAACGACTCGTCTAGGAATTCCAAACATTACAGTTGGTGGATCAACGATTAGCCAATTTTTAGAAGGGTATTTTTTTCCATCAGTTGCTCCAGATGCATTTATTAGTGGGGGTACTACTAGACTTCTAGGAGATAATTCAATAGTAAATTTAATTTATACTGCGACAAGACATACATTACCTATATTATCAATTAAACTTAATAATGTTCCATTTAATATAACTAATGGTGGAAACACACAATCAGGGGCAACAGGTAAAACACTTACAATACCTAATGTTGGTCAGAATTTCGTTCTAGATGTAAGGGATACTAATGCTGTTCTTGCAAATGCGGTAACATCAATTGTTTTCAATCATAAAAGATTTTTTTATGGTGATAGTACGAATCTTATTGGATTACCAAGTTCTGGAATTACAGCAAATGTTAATCTTCATCCTACAAATTCTGAATTTGCATCAACAAAAGCAAAATCCTTATTTAGTATTGTGTTAAGTGGGCATTTCTTTTATTATGTAATTCCAGCATCATTTGGAGTACCATCATTTACTATTAATGGTTTGACCAATAACGATTTTTCGTCTCAAGCATTTACATATATAAATCCTTTAGGATATTCTGCTGCTTTTGTAGCATGGAGATCAAATAATATATTAACTGGTACTTTTAATATTGCCATATCATAATAACACGAACAAAACAGTAAAAAGACACATAATATGAGTTATCCTTTAGGTACAATCTTAGCATCCCCAATTGTAGGTGGGGGTTTAACGGATACATATGGAACACACCATAGTTATCTAGGTGTGGGTGGATGGCAAGAATTCCAAACAATAGCTGAAAGAAATTTAATTCCAGTTGATGCGTTGGGTAATCTTGATGCATCTGGATTAGGCTCTGGTAGAAGAAGATTAGGTATGTTAGCATATGTTGCAGAAACAGATACTTTATATCAATTATTTGTGCCGTATACTTCATGGAGTGGATTAACTAATAATGGAAAAGTTTTAACGTTAGCTAACAACACAAATTGGAATACATTTTCTAGTGGTGGTGGGGATGCAACGAAAAAGAAATATCAACAAACATCACACAGTTTTTCAGTTGGCAATGTTGTATCATTTAATGGAAGTAGTTTTGTAAAAGCAATTGCTAGTATTGGTAATACTTTTGAAGTTCTTGGAATTGTTAGTAGTGTTATTGATCCAGATAATTTTACGTTGACATATAATGGTTTTATTGATTTAAGTTCGGTTATTGGATTAAGTGCAAATACAGTATATTTTGTTTCACCTTCTGTAGCTGGTGCAATAACAGCAATAGAACCATTCAATGCAGGTGAAACATCAAAACCAATTATTGTTACACAGCAATTAAATAAAGGAATAGTGTTGACTGATAGAGGTTTCACTATATCTAATGTGGGTGCTTCTTCTGGTGGTACGGGTGGTAGTGGATTAAGAATACAAAGAACAACAACGACTATAAGTGCACACGGATTTGTACTTGGTGATGTCATCGAATATAGTGGTAGTAGTTATCAAAAAGCTATTGCAAGTAGAGCATCTGATTTTCCTATTGGTATTGTAAACAGCGTTATAAACCCAACTTCATTCATTGTTTGTTTTGGTGGTTATGTGGACGGATTGACATCAGCATTTGATTCAACTGGTACAAAACATTTATCTGGTAGCACTGTTTATTATTTATCCCCAACAGTTGCGGGTAAATTAACAAGAACAAAACCAACGGCTCCGACTCATATAGTAAAACCAATTTATCAATCGATAACGACTGATGATGGTATAGTTATTAATCAAAAGGGTTTGCCCACATACACTCCAATATCTGGAGTGACAGGATTAACTGCTGCATTAAATTTAAAAGTTAATACATCGGCAATAGGTGCAGCTAGTGGTATTGTACCATTAAATGCAAGTAGTATCATTCCTATTCAATATATTCCACCGGGATTAAAAGAAGAATTTGTTGTACCAACAATTGCAGCTAGAAATGCTCAGTTTTATACTTCTGGTGGAACGGGTACTACAGGACAAACAATGTCCTTTAGAGGACTTAAAGTTTATGTATTAAATGCTACAGGTGGACAACCACAAGTTCCAGTTGGATTTACTGGTTCATCTGAATTTATTGATGTAACAGGTCATTTGAAATGGTCTGCAACCACAATGAGTGTCTTTATACAGTGGAGTGATATTAAATCTAAACCAAATTTAGTAAATAGAATTTTAGCTGGAACAGGTATTACAGCATCAAATAATGGAACAGGTAATACTATAGTTGATCTTAGATATGATGATAAGTATATAAACATTACTAGTACTGGTAATAGCTTGCAAGTCAAACAATCTTCTATAGATGCAACGAGAGTTAAATTTCAGGGAGGTAGCGGTAGTACTGGACAATATATAACAAGAGGAACAGGTAATACGTTCCAAGCTATAACATTGCCACCTGCAGTTATTGGTGCTCCAGAAGATGGAACATATAATGATGGAATATATCAAGATTTCATTACAACAACTCCTGTTGGAATTGCTGTGGATAGATTCAATGAAATGTTTTTAGCTGTAGTACCATCACCTCCACCATCTTTAAACAATATTGATGGAATTGCACCATTTGTTTCTGGTAAACTTTCATGGGGTGTTTCTAGAAATGATATAGGATTTGTTAATGTTGGTACTAATGCTGGAAATAGTGCTGTTGATATTAACCAATCATATGTAACGGGTGGTACTAGATTGGGAATTATAAATAATAGTATCACAGGTGTATTAAATTCAACAACAATTGGAGATGGTAGTGGAATTCCTTTTTTTAATAATGCATTTTCTAGAGCAGATCAAGGAAAACTTATTATGTATAAGAATGGGGCTAATGTTGGTGAAGTGAGCTTAATTGGTGCAGTAGGAAAATCAAATTCTAGATTTAACGTATCCGTACTTTCATTCGTAAAATCACCTAATGGTACAGTCATATCAGGTACTAGTATTACGGAATTTAAATATAGAGTTGGTACATACACGATTCCAATATCTGGAATGTCTAGTGGTTTCAATTATTTCAGAATTTCGCATAGTGCTTCAACATTTTTAGTAACAACGAATTATCTTGAGTTTGTGTATGATCCTGATTCTAACACTATATCTGCAGCAAGTACTGGTTTAACGAATATAACATTAACTGGTACTAAAAATATTTCTGGTGTGAAATATCATACTAGTGGTAGTGTTGATTATAGTGCAACAATATCTAATGCATATAAAAATGTATATAGTTCATTAAGTAATGCAATTAACTTTCATTCTAAAATTAATTTGGGTGGTGTATCTAATATTCTTGTAAGTGGTGCTGGTATTATTGCAAGAACAGGTGGAACATTACAGACATTACCTAATTTAAATAGTGCCGTATCAAATCCTCAAAATACCAATATAGGTATTGTTGCTACATTCCCAATTACAGCATCTACTGTTTTGGGTAGTATCGGTAACTTAGGTAAACTAAGATCAGGAATATCAATTGCACATCCAATAACATCACAAAAGCTAAGTGGTGGTACTGATACGAAAACAGGATTTTTACTTAATAATATAACACAATCAAATACTTTAAATTTAGAAAATTTTGATGGTGAAATTAATAGATTAGAAGCTCGTGATTATACAACATTAACATATGCAAACGTTAATTCTGGAACATATGCATGGGACTCAACATTAAGTTTAATTGGTGTTAATCCACAACATAATAGTGGACTTCTAATATTTAATAGTGATTTATTATATCCTAATGCAACGGCATTAACATCAACATATGGAATTACAACAGGTAATTTTGGTGCTGTAACAAATAGTCCTGTGGCTAATGTTAATTATACCAGTGCTAGTGGAATAAGAAGTTATTATAGAAAATTTAAATCGGCAAATGGTGTTGTTCAATCAACAATAACATTAGCTATTAATCATACTGGATCAGCTAATCATTTCTTAACTAATCCTTGGACTGGTGGTACTGTAACTGGAAATACTATTAAGGTTGAATTTTTAATAATGAGAGCTAGTGGTTTAAAACATGGTTGGTCTAATCCATTTGCTTTTGGTGGTAATCCAGAGGGTGTACAAAACATAACATCAATACAAAGTGGAACAACAATGACGGTTAATTGTTCATTATCAACAGTACCTAGAATAATATCAGGAGATATTGTTGTTGTGAGAGTTTTTTGTGCAAGTACATATAAAAATAAAATTACTGATATAGCCGTAACTAACATATAAATAAATGAGCTTAACAACACAAAATACTGACCTAATTGCTCTTAAAAAATTAAGTGGTAGAGCACATACCCATCAAAATTTTGGTATACCAGAAGAAGGTATAACATCAAATAATCAAGGCTCTTATAGTATTATTTTTGGTAATCCAATAGTTGCGTTACCAGCAACCACTTCTGGTTTGACAGCACTTTATAGTAGTAATAATATTGTAGAAAGAGTGAAGTTTCAAATAGATATTATTCCTGATACTCAAAATGGAGTAAATCAATCACAAGGATATAGATTAAAATTACCATCAGATTATAATGCTAGTGGAAAACTTTTTCCTCAATTCAGTGCTGGAACGTATTTACACTCATCGCAAGGAAAACTACAAATAATACCATCTTCATTTGGTTTACTTAAAGCAGATGGTTTTACGGAATACGATCCTATATTGTATCAAACAAACGGTACAACAATAATTAATAGATATGATCCAATTAATTGGTATTTTGATCCTTATAGTGGTGTAATTTTTATACAAAACCCACCAGCAGGATATGATGTTAGTGCAACTAGACCCGGTTATCTGGAAGCGTTTTTATATGTTGGTCAATATTTGGATAAAATATTTTTAAATAATAGTACTAACTTTAAAAGTATTGCAACATATGCATCTACAGGTAATATCACACCATTAAGTGGTAATGCAACTATTGATGGTTTTGCAGTTGTTACTGGTGATATTTTATTGTTAAAAAACCAAACAACAGGAACACAAAACGGTACATACGTTGCAAATACTGGTGGTGCTTGGACTAGAACAACTGATTTGGCTGCTGGTACTACTATTAATAAAATAATGGTATTTGTTCAAAAAGGAAATACTCAAGAAAATACTTTCTGGTCAACTACAAACACAACACCTGCAGTAATAGGTTCATCAACGTTAGGTTTTGTATTGGGTGGTTATACGGCAAATAATGGATTAATAAAATCTGGTGGTAATATTGGTTTGGGGGGTGCATTGACAGGTAACACAACAATTAATTTAGGGATATATAATGTAACATTAACAGCTACTACAGGTACTCTTAAATATGCTGCTAATTATTCTTCAAATTTTACACCAAGATCATTAGTTGATAAAGGATATGTAACTGGTTTAACATCTACAGGATTAGTTAGTGCAAATAATGGTTTAAGAAAATCTGGTACTAACATTAGTTTAGGTGGAGCTTTAACAGGTAATACAACAATTAACTTAGGAACGTATAACATAATATTAACAGGTGCGACAGGAACTAGTGGTACTCTTCAATATGGTGCTGATTATTCTGCAAGTTATACACCAAGAACTTTAGTTGATAAAAATTACGTTGATACTAATTTTGCTGGTTCTATTACCTTTAATAATGGTTTAACAAAATCGGGTTCTAATGCTCATTTAGGTGGAACCTTAACTGGTGATACTTTAATAGATACAACGATTTCAGGAAAGCGCAATTTTAGAATTGGTAGAGGTCAAATTTTTGGAGGTAATACAGATAACATGATGTTTGGTGCTGATCATGTCATGTCAAATGGATTAGGTGGTTCTAATGGATGGAATATGTTAATTGGTGAATCTGACTTCGTTATTAATACAGGTACTACTACAGGACATAGAATAAATAATTCAATAATTCTAGGATTAAATAATCAAATAAGAAATAATAACAATAATAGTATATTTAGTGCAACACATTTAGGTGGTGCATTAAATTCGATAGATTCACTTAGTATTGGTGCAGGTAATGCTATTTCTGCAGCATTTACAATGGGTTATAATAGTAAAGTAATTGCAGATATGGGTTATGCTTTCGGGTATAATGCACAAGCAGCAGGAAAGGGATCGTTAGTATTTGGTTGGGCAAATACATATACTTTTGGTTCTCATACTGGAACAGTACAAAGAGTTCTTACTTCGGGAATACATTCAATAAATATGTCATCAAATTCTACTGGTCAAACTAGTGGTCATGGTGCTCTTGCTGATTATAGTGCTATTCTTGGTGGTAATGATGGTAATATACCTTCAAATAGTACACGTTCGATTATTCTTGGTGGTAATGCAATTAAAGCAACATCAGCAACTACGGATACTGTGTTCATGCCAAAAGTTAGAATTGGTTATGGTATTGGTGGTGCTGCAACTAAAAATAATTTTAGCAAAAATTTGGTAGGTAGAAATTCCAGTACTGGTGAATTAGAGTTTATTGATATTAGCGGTACTTCAAGTATTGGAAATATGATAATATCTGGTGCATCAACACCAGTCATACTAGATAATCAATCTGCAATACCAAACGTATTTTCATATAAAACAAATGTTGAAATAGTTGGACAAGGCACAGTAACATTAACTAATGGTTCCCCTGCAGTGGTTGGTAATGGTACTAATTTTTTAAATGCAACTACTGGAAGGGGTTTGAGTTACTGGTTTCAATTTTGGGTAAAAGATTCAAGCGGTGCTTGGTATGTTTGTTTCTTATCATCAATTCCAACAAATACTGGTGCAACAATTTCAACGAATTACTCACGTGCACAAATTAGAAATGGTTACAATTTTAATACTGCAACATTTCAAGGCGTTACAGGAACTTATACATATTATATCGGTGGTAGAAACTGGTCTGATGGTTTATATTCTTGGGCAATGGGTAACAATGCATATGCTGATAATTTTTCGACTGCAATTGGTTCATCTGCAGTTGCAACAGGACAAACCGCATTTGCTGTTGGTTTTTCAGCTTTTGCTGGTGGTACAAATTCTTTTGCTGTTGGTCGTATAATTCGTGCTACAGGTGCACAATCGTTTGCTGGTGGTAAAGGAAATTCACAGATAAATAATAAAGCTGTTGTTGCAGCAGGTACTTCATCATTTAATTATTCTGAATCGAATGGTTCACAAAATGCTGGTGATGGTGCATTAGCAGCTAACTCAGTTATTCTTGGTGGTTTAAATCATAATATACCATCAGATTCATTAAGATCAGTTGTACTTGGTGGTAACACCATCAAAGCAAGTGCTACAACTAATGATACCGTCTTTATGCCAAGAGTTAGAATAGGTTATGGTATAGGAGCAGCATTAGTTACAGGAACATCGACAAATTTTGTAACTAGAAATACAACAACAGGTGAATTGGAAGTAAGATTAATTGGAAGTATCACAGGTACAACCAATGCAGTTAATGGTTTAGTAAAAAAAGGAACTAATATAGGATTAGGTGGAACCTTAACTGGTGATACGACAATTAATACAACAACAGGTTTAACATTAACATTTAATGCCCAAACCCAAGGAACACCATTTATTTCAGGTCAAATTGGAAACAGTGCAAATGTTGGTTTATTATTATTTAAAAATCAAACTGGAAATAGTGTAGCAACAGGATTGACGGATATATATATTGGTGCTGGAAACGGTTCGGCTTCGAATGGTGCAGGTAATATTTCGTTGGGTTCTTATAACTTAAGATCAATTACTGCATCAGCAACAGAATTTAATGGTGGTAGAAATATTGCTATTGGTTGGAACAACCAAACTGGAATGACCATTGGTACACATAATATTGCTATTGGTAGAAAAGTAAGTAATGTAAAATCGGGGAACTATAGTTATTCGATTGATATTGGTTATGAAACGAATTTAGGATCGGTAGCAGCATCTACTTTTAATGATTCTCATATTGCGATAGGTAACTGGGCAATGAGACTTTTTACAGGATTAACAAATACATCATATATTACAGCAATTGGTGGTTCTGCAATGCAAAGTTCAATTGCTAGAGATGGTGTAAGTTCAATAGGTATTGGCCCTAATGCATTAGCATTTGCTGATTTTGAAAGATACCAAATTGCTATTGGGGATTCCGCAGGTAAGAGATCAAAAATAGGAAGAAATAATACCATGATTGGCACATTAGCTGGTGCTGACATGACTGGTGGTTCTAGCGGTGATACTGGAGTTGGAAATACATTACATAATATTGCAATTGGTGCACACGCATTACAATATGCTAATTTGGTTACGAAGACAACATTCGTTGGTACAGAGGCTGGAAGTTTATCAGTAAGTGGTTGGGGTCATTCTGGTTTTGGTAACTGGTCGTTACCTAGAGGTGGAGGTAGTTATAATACTGGCCTTGGTGCGTTTGCTGGATACCATGCTTCATTAACATTAACAGGTAGTACAAATACATTTATTGGATATAACACATCTTATGGTATTGCATCAGTAAATAATACGATAGTTATTGGTACTAATTTAACGGTTACAGGTAGTTCAAAAATTTATTTAGGTAACACAGGACAAACAACAATACTTGGTTCAATAAAATCAGGTACAACGACAAATGTATTAACCAAAGAATCTAACGGTGAGGTTAGATATAGAAGTATATCAGATTTAAATAATCAACTAAATGGTGTAATAATAACGGCAACGGCAACAGGATCAAGCAGTGTTGGATATGTCGGTATTTCTGCAACAACAACGATGAGTTTTTATCTACCCTTAACACCAAAACCATTCCAAAGAATTTTTATAGCTGATATAAAAGGGAATGCATTATCGGTGAATTTGACCATTGATGGAAACGGTAAAAACATAAATGGATCATCAACAGCATTAATTAATACCAATTATGGGTCTGTTGTGGTTATTTATAATGGTTTCAATTGGTCTGGTGGTGGATTTGTATAAAATATAATTAATAAATATAAAAAGATGTTACAAACAAAACAAATATTAGCAAATCCTAATTATATACAGGCTTCTGGTTCAACATTAACATTATCTGGAACTACTGAAATTATAACAATTAATGGTAAACCAAATATTAGTGTAACTGCAAACAACATAACGTTGCAGACATTGAGCAGTGGATCAACTAATAATATGATATTGGATGCATCCTTACTTTTTGGTGCAGGGTTCGATAACACGATATTGTGTGTGACGACACAACCAGATGGAAAAATATTAGTCGGAGGTAATTTTACACATTCGACAAATACATATACTCCGGGGATTGCAAGACTTAATGCTGATGGAACTCCAGATACATCATTTCTGCCATACATAACCAGTACTGGATTTGGTGGTGGAGTACAGGCAATGGCATTACAGCCAGATGGGAAAATAGTTGCTATAGGTAGTTTCACATCATATAGTGGTGTTACTGCAAATGGAATTATAAGATTACACCCAAATGGAAAGGTAGATGCAACTTTTGTAAGTGGTACTGGTTTTGATATTAATTCTGGTGCTTTACTAGAAGATGTAAAAATTCAATCTGATGGTAAAATAATTGTTATAGGTTATTTTGATACTTATAGTGGAGTTACAAGACATGGAATTATAAGATTACATCCAAATGGAAAGGTAGATGCGACATTTGTAAGTGGTGCTGGTTTTGATACAGGAGCATTTGAAATAGCTGCGATATTAGCCCTTCAATCAGATGGAAAATTAGTGTTAGGTGGTTTTTTTAATTCCTATAGTGGTGTAACAAAACATAGTTTATTAAGATTAAACACTGACGGATCAATTGACAATACTTTTTTAGATGGTAACCCAAGTGATTATATAGCGGGTTTAGCAATACAAACAAATACTGATAATAAAATAATTGTTACGGGTGCTTTTCATACATATAGTGGTGTAACAAAAAACGGTATTGTACGATTAAATACCAATGGATCAATTGATAATACTTTTACAACTGGTACTGGTCTTAATATCGATGGATTTACGGAATTTGGTGGACAAACACTAAAACTACAAATAGATAATAAAATATTAATTGGTGGATCATCTTCATCATATAATGGGGTTAGTAAGGGTACAATTTTTAGATTAAATAGTGATGGTACTCTTGATAGTACGTTTGTAACTGGTGCAGGTACTGTTAGTGGTAGTGTAATTAACGGAATTGGTGTACAATTAAATGGAAATGTAATTTTTGGTGGTACGCATCAATCGTATAATAATACTTCACAACGTTATCTAACACAAGTATCAACAACTGGAAGTATAATAAATATATTTCCATTTTATAATGCAGGATTTAATGTTTTAAATATTTCTATTGCAAGAATATTTAATGGAAAATATTTGATAGGTGGATCATTTAGTCAGTTATATGGTGTAACTGCTAATGGTATAGTTTCTCTTAACACTGATGGAACGGTAGATAATACTACCTTCCTTACAGGTGTTGGTTTTAGTACATCTACCCAACCAGTCACTAGTGCTGTTCAATCAGACGGAAAAATAATTTTTGGCGGTACTTTCACATCATATAGTGGAGTTACATCAAACAGAATCATAAGATTACATCCAAATGGAAAAGTAGATGCGACTTTTGTAATTGGTACAGGATTTAATACTGGTACTGTGAATGCAATATCTATTCAATCAGACGGAAAAATAATTGCTGGTGGTAGTTTCACATCATATAGTGGAGTTACATCAAACAGAATAATAAGATTACATCCAAATGGAAAGGTAGATGCAACTTTTGTAATTGGTACGGGGTTTGTAAGTACTGTGAGTGCTATAGATATTCAATTAGATGGAAAAATATATGTTGGTGGTTCATCTAATACATATAGTGGGGTGACATCACGTAAATTAATTAGATTAAATAGTAATGGTAGTATAGATACTTCATTTGGTACTAGATTTAATGCATTTGCCTCAGTTGCGTCATTAGTAATACAATCAGATGGAAAATTGTTGGTTGGTGGTAATTTTACCACATATAGTGGAATTACAACACAATTTTTAATGAGATTAAATATTGATACTACTAAAGATAGTACTTTTTTATCAACTACATTAGATAGTACTGTAGCAAAAATATCTATAAGATCAGATGGTTATCTTTATATCGCTGGTGGATTTTCAACATATAATGGTACACCTGTAAGCAAAATAATGAGATTAACTAGTAATGGAATTCTTGATCCTACACTTACTATTGCGAATATAGATAGTGGTGTGAATGCAATTGGGTTTGGATCGGATAATACTGTATTAATTATTGGTGGTACATTCAGTAAAGTTGATAATAATACAAGAACTGGATTTGCTAGATTAGCTAGTACTCCTGTACACGTATATGTATCATCGATAGCAGGTATAGAATATTTGGGAGATTATTCTGCAGGATATACCTCAAGATCATTAACAGATAAAAGTTATACCGATACTAAGGTAAGTAGTGTAATACCTACTGCAGTTAATGGATTAACAAAAAGTGGTAATAACATAAGATTGGGAGGTACATTAACGGGGAATACAAGAATAGCATTAGGGTCAAACACATTATCATTTTCAGGTTCTTCTGCAAGTATTGGTTTTTCAGCTACTGGTAATAGTAGTATTTCAATTGCTTCGAGTGCAAATTTAGATATGGGAGGAAGTACAGGTTCACTGTTGAAATTCAGTCAAAATTTTGGAAAGGCAATGCCCTATTCTAATGGGGGTAAATTAATTGTAGGTTCAATAGTTAAATCTGTTATTCAGAGTGATGAAAAATTAATTATTGCTGGAGTTATTAAGTCGTATGCTGGTGTTTCATTAACTAAGTCAGATATTATAAGATTTAATACTGATGGAACTTTAGATAATACATTTAATTACGCTGGTAGTTACTTATCTAATACTCTACCCATAAATAGCATGGCTCTTCAAGCAGATGGAAAGTTGGTGGTTACGGCTGAACTCAATTTTGCAAATGCCAATCTAAGAATTGCCAGATTTAATACTGATGGTTCATATGATACGTCATTTATTATTGGTGGAACTAACGGATTTACAGATGGAGCAGCTAATTCAATAGCAATACAAGCAGACCAAAAAATAGTTGTTTGTGGTGATTTTAACACATATAGTGGAGTTACTGCAAATCATATTATAAGATTACATCCAAATGGAAAGGTAGATGCGACTTTTGTAAGCGGTACTGGATTTGGAACTGGTTTTACTTTTGTTCCATGTATTGTAGTAGTTCAACCATCAGATCAAAAAATTATTGTTGGTGGTAACTTCACAACGTATAGTGGCGTTAGTAGAACTGGAATTATAAGATTACACCCTAATGGAAAAGTTGATGCAACATTTTTAGGTGGTAGCGGATTTTTGAATAGTGGGTCAAATGCTATAAAAAGTATAAAATTTCAAACCGACAATAAAATATTGGTGGGTGGTAGTTTTATATCATACAGTGGTGTCACAGCAAATAGAATAATAAGATTACATCCAAATGGAAAGATAGATGCAACATTTACAGGTACGGGATTTACTGGTGCAGGAAATAATTCTGTTGGAACTATTTCAATTCAATCAGACGGAAAAATATATGTAGGTGGTTCATTTAGTTCATATAATGGTATTGCTAATAATAATCATATTAGATTAAATTCCGATGGAACAATAGATAACACATTCGTTGTAGGTAGTGGGGTAGGGTTGGGACTTTTTCAGTCAGACCCAAAAATTAAAACGTCTCAAATATTTAGTGGTGGTACAATTTTTTTAGGTGGTGATTATACTGGTGTCAATGGTGTTAATAGAATTAATGCTGCTGTTTTAACAAATGTTGGTACTCCAAATAATATATTTAGTGCTAATAATTTAGGTTTTAATGGTGTAGTACAATCTTCTGTATTATTATCTGACGGAAATTTAATTGCTGTAGGTTTCTTTACAACATATAGTGGCAAAACAGCTAATCGTATTGTTAAATTGACTAATGAAGGTCTTGTTGATGGAACATTTAATATTGGTGGTAGTGGATTTTTTCCTACTTCTTCGAGCATTTTCGATGTTAAGTCACAATCAGATGGAAAAATAATTATTACTGGTAATATAAACGCATACAATAATGTATCTCTTAGTAATAAAGGAGTTATTAGATTGAATGAAAATGGAGTTTTGGATAGTACATTTACTGGTGGAACAGTGGTAGGTACGGTGTATAGTGCTGGAATACAATCAAATGGAAAAATAGTTGTTTCTGGTTCATTCTCATCATATAGTGGTGTTAGTAGAAATAATATAATAAGATTACATCCAAATGGAAAGGTAGATGCAACATTTGTAATTGGTAGTGGATTTACTGGGGGTTATGTACAAAAAATAATTATTCAACCAGATGATAAAATATTGGCTTGTGGAACTTTCGCAACATATAGCGGTGTTACAAAGAATTCCATTATAAGATTAAATTCGAATGGTAGTATAGATTCAACGTTTAATAGTGGTGCTAGTGGATTTACTGCAGGGGCTGTTGTTTATACGATGTTTCTTCAATCTGACGGTAAAATTCTTATTGGTGGCTCTTCTTTTGATAATAATGGTGTCACATATAACGGAGTACAATCTACAGGTAATTTTATGAGATTAAATTCCAATGGAACTTGGGATACGACAACATCTTTTCAGAGATTTAATGGATTTAATAGTCTCGTAAACGTAATTTCGGTTCAAAGTAATGGTAAAATATTAGTGGGGGGGAGTTTTGATTCATTTAAATCAATAACAAATCGTGGAATAGTAAGATTAAATGCTGATTGGACTTTAGATACTTCATCAGGTTTAGGTATAGGAACTAATGACTATAATGGAACCGCTACATACGTTTATACTATTACACCATTTTCAGTCAATAGCAATTATTTTATTGGTGGTCAATTCGGTATAGTTGGTAGTGCGTCATTAATAAGTGGTGGAATTATCAACAATAATTATGGGGCGGTTCTTCAAAATCCTGTAGGGTTTGAATATGGTTCGGATTATAGTGCTAGTTTTAATGATTTATCTTTGGTACATAAGGGATATGTATCAAATCAGGTTTTGACAGAAAAAAATTCTGTTTTGTTATCTCTTTTAACTACGACTCCATTTACTGCTACAACATCTAATGATTATATTCATTGTAGTGGAACTAGTGCCATTACGATATATTTACCTTCGATACCAAAAACAAATCAACAAATTATTGTTTCTGATGTAAAGGGTAATGCTACGGCACAGAACATCACAATAAATGGTAATGGTAAAAAAATAAATGGAGCAACCACAGCACTCATTAACTCAAATTATGGGTCAGTAATCCTTGTTTATAATGGAATTAATTGGCATGGAAGTGTTTAATATAAAATAAATGTTACAAACAAGACAAATATTAGCAAATTCGGGTTTTATACAACCTTCTGGTTCAACTTTGTTCATATCAGGAGTTACTTATTTTAACAATCTTAATGGTAAACCAAATATTAAATTAAGTGCAACGAATATAACCTTACATACATTGAATAGTGGATCAACTAACAATTTCATACTTGATAGCTCTATAGTATGTGGCGGTGGTTTCAACGGAACCATATTTAGTAGTCTTACACAATCAGATGGAAAAATATTGTTAGGAGGTAATTTTACACATTCATCAAATACATATACTCCGGGGATTGCAAGACTTAATGCTGATGGAACTCCAGATACATCATTTTTGCCATACATAACCAGTACTGGATTTGCTGGTGGAGTACAGGCAATGGCATTACAGCCAGACGGAAAAATAGTTGCTGGTGGTAGTTTCGCATCATATAGTGGAGTTACGGCAAATGGGATTATAAGATTACACCCAAATGGAAAGGTAGATGCAACATTTGTAAGTGGTACTGGTTTTGATATTAATTCTGGTACTGTGAATAGTATCACAGTACAGCCAGATGGGAAAATAGTTGCTATAGGTACTTTCGCATCATATAGTGGAGTTACGGCAAATGGGATTGTAAGATTACACCCAAATGGAAAGGTAGATGCGACATTTGTAAGTGGTGCTGGTTTTAATACAGGAGCTTACCCTAGAAAAGTAATTGTTCAATCAGATGGAAAATTAGTGTTAGGTGGTTTTTTTAATTCCTATAGTGGTGTAACAAAAAATGGTATAGTAAGATTGAACAGTAATGGATCAATTGACAATACTTTTTTTAATGGTATTGGGTTTAGTGGAGAAACTGGGTTTGGTGATGTTAATGATATTGCAATACAATCTATTGATAATAAGATAATTGTTGTGGGTGATTTTAATCTGTATAGTGGTGTAACTATAGGAAATGGTATAATAAGATTAAACACCAATGGATCGGTTGATAATACATTTAGTAGTGGTGTAGGATTTGATGTTGGTAATTTTTCTTTTGTTTTCCCATCAACTGTAAAAATACAGTCAGATAATAAAATATTAGTGGGTGGTGATTTTGGTATTTATAATAATATACAGAAATATGCTATAGTACGATTGAACACAGATGGTAGTAATGACAATAGTTTCGTAGGTCAATTAGATCAATCTTCTAATATATTAGCAATTGAACCACAATCAAATGGAGATATTTTTTTATGTGGAATTATTTATTCTTATGCTGGTATTGCGCAATCTAACGTAGTAAAAATAAAATCAGACGGAACATTAATAGATGTATTTCCACGTTTTAATTTGGGAATTGTAGGTAGTGTTTTGAGTACAATTATTACGCCTGATGGTAAATACTTATTATTAGGTTCTATGAATTCATTTACTGGTTCTACTAGAGGTGGAATAATTAAATTGAATACTGATGGAACTACAGATAATACTTTTTTAGTGGGTAATTTCGCTTCATCTGCTATCGCAAATAGTGGAGTTATTCAATCGGACGGAAAAATAATTGCTGGTGGTAGTTTCACATCATATAGTGGAGTTACATCAAACAGAATCATAAGATTACATCCAAATGGAAAGGTAGATGCAACTTTTGTAATTGGTACAGGATTTAATACTGGTACTGTGAATAGTATAACAGTGGAACCCACAACTAATATAATAGTTTCAGGTTCATTTAATTCATATAGTGGGGTGACATCACAGAAATTAATTAGATTAAATAGTAATGGTAGTATAAATACTTCATTAGGTACTAGATTTACCAGCACAGTGGTATCAACATTGTTACAACTCGATGGAAAGATATTATGTACTGGTACGTTTCTAACATATAGTGGAATTACAGCAAATAGAATTGTGAGGTTAAATAATAATGGTACTTTAGACAATACGTTTATTTATGGTACTGGATTAGATGCTACAACAAATCCATCTAAATTGTTATTAGATGGTTCGTATCTTATTGGCGGTTCATTCACAACATATAATGGTACACCTGTAGGTAAAATAATTAAATTAAGTAGTAGTGGAATTCTGGATACTACATTCAATATTTTGAATACGGATGGTGCTGTGAATACAATAGGAGTACAATCAGATGGTTTAAGAATAATTATTGGTGGTACATTCAGTAAAGTTGATAATAATTCAAGAACTGGATTTGCTAGATTAGCTAATACTCCTGTACACTTATATGTATCATCGATAGCAGGTATAGAATATTTGGGAGATTATTCTGCAGGATATACCTCAAGATCATTAACAGATAAAAGTTATACCGACACTAAGGCAAATAGTATAATACCTACTGCAGTTAATGGATTAACAAAAAGTGGTAATAACATAAGATTGGGAGGTACATTAACGGGGAATACAAGAATAGCATTAGGGTCAAACACATTATCATTTTCAGGTTCTTCTGCAAG